TCGATCACTATCATAATGAAGCTCTACATATTCTGCTCCTGAAGATTCGACGGTTCCAGCCGCTGTATAAGTATAGCCAGGTCTACTTTGAAGGGGACGGCTGGATTTACCAACATCTACTTTCCCTCCAGAGACAACTGCAATTTGATCTTCAATGCCATATTCTTTGGCAAGCTTTCTTAGTTGTACACCGACACTTTTTAGAGCTTGTTCTTCCGGAATACCCCCAGGAGTCGTTGCGCCACTTTCTCCTTTTGACCCACTATGTCCAATACCTATAACTAACTTACCTCCCTTGCTCTCAGGTCTAGGAACTGCCTCCGACATTGTTTGTGTTTCCAGGTCAGATTTAGATAAGAATTGATCCAAAGCTCTAACAGTATCTTTCCTAGATTTATCCAAACGAGCAAGATCAATATTTTGCTGGGCATATTCAGGGTTAGCCTCTGCTGCATCATGGAGGAGAACAATCTCTCCCTCAGCGTTACTAAGTCTGTCAAGAATCTCTTTTGTACTAGTTGCTTTAAGGTAGTCCCTTGTGTCTACTGTCCAAAGGGCGGTGCTAAGTCCTTGCTCATTAGCAGCCTTTAGGGTTTCTTGATTCTGTCTACCATAGGGCGCCCTAAACCAGTTAATATCAACATCCTCGCCAACAATTCCTCTAATAACCTTCCTAGTTCTACGGATCTCTTTGATCTGCTCTTCTTTACTCAGCTTCGACATGGGGCGGTGAGAATAGGAGTGAATTCCTATTTCATGTCCCTCCTCAACGATCTGTTTAACAAGTTCGGGATGTTTCTTGGCTCTCTTACCAACAATGAAGAAGGTTGCCGTAGCATCATGCTTCTCTAAGACATCCAGAACTTTCTCAGTATATTGGGGACTAGGCCCATCGTCAAACGTTAGCGCGATCGTGCCGTCCTCCATTTTCTCTTCGGCACGTCGGTCAATGTTTTCTCGGGTTAGGTTTACAGGTTTCTCTCTCTTTCTGGTTGCCTGGTATTGTCTCTGTCTTTCACCTTTATAGAACCTTTCCCGCTCTCTAGCAAACCGTACCAACTCCTCTCTGGTATAGGCTTCCCCCTGTCCGTAAGGATCACCAGGAAGCCCAGCCCAAATACCAGCTATTTTACGTCCTGACCTACCAGTAAGAAGTTCTCTATAATTTCCTTGCTTAGCTAATTCGTAAAGTCCCTCCTCTTTTAAATATTGAACGAATGCTCTATCTTGAGCTTTAGGGCTAATATTCTCATCCAAGCCGAATCGTTGGGCTGTTTCCCACATCCATTGATACTTACCAAAGGCTTCACTATTAAATCCTGCTGCTCGAATCTTTACATTCGGGTGACCTTCACTTAGATCTCCTTGGTAAGTTCTACCACCAAACATAGTACGATATCCACTTTCGTTCCAAGTCCCTTCGGCTAAACTGACCATGTCGGCAACGGCTCTAACATTGGGATGGATTCCCTTAGTCTTAACTATAGGCTTATCTCCTCCTCCAGAAGGAACCCACTCCGATAGCCAATCTTTAGCTGTTTGGTAAGCTTTGCTAGTAGCGCGACCTACCACTCGACCTACCGTTTTCGCAGCGTTAGTTAACCCCTCAACTACATTACTAGCGAACTCTTTAATGCGACCCAGTACCCCTAGATTTTCAGAAGGTTTTCTTTCTCTACCTGTCTCTCCTACGCTAAACAGATCAGAAACAGTAGAAGATAGACTTTCTGCAAACTTTTGTAGACTCTGTCTAGCCTGGCGGGTCTTTTCTTCATAGTTCTCAAGCTGCCTAACTTGACCGCGAGAGGACATGGATTTAACCTCGTAGTCCTCTATTCCTTCGCCTGACCAAGAGAATGATTGGAAATAACGAGTTAAAAAGTTTGGTTTGTTTCTATTTCTGTAGGAAACTTTAGCTGCACTTTCACCTATCTTTGCTCCGATATAAGAACCAGCAGATCCAATGGCTACACCAGCAGCTATTCCTAATCCTATAGCTGCCGCCGCTGGAAGAGCTAGAGCGCCAACTGCTGCGACTGCTAAAGTTCCAGCTATCCCACCGCCGATAGCAGTTCCTGTTAGTCTGCCGCCCTTAATAGCTCGTTTACGGTTATCACTTTTCATTCCTTGGTGGTATTCATAAAGTCCATAGACTCCCAGACTTGCTTCGATAAAATCTCCCACAAACCCTGCTGATCTAGCTATTTTTGCGACTTTTCCTATCCTACCTGGTCTTCTAAGTCCTATATTCTCCGTGTCATCTATATTCTCTGGTAGATGTTCAGGTATGTCAGGGATGTTCGATGTTCTAGATCTATTAGTGTTACTTACTACCCTTCGACTACCCTCATCAAACTCTGGATCTGTTGCCGTACTAGAGCTTCCTATCCTAGATTCTTTTGATGCGGGGTTTCCATAGTCTCCTCCGGACTGCCGTCTCCGTCGGCGAAGTTCAATAAGAGTTGCACCGAATCCCATCCCTAAACTTCCTAGAGCACTACCCCACCCCGCTATACCATCAGACAATCTATCTGTATCGGCTCCGCGATCATATATTTGACTCCCTCGTTGTTCACCATATTGTCTTCCAAAGTGCCCACCTATAAAACCACCAGCAATACCGGCTGCTAGTGGAGCTAAAAGTCCTCCTGAGAGAGCTGTTACTGCTAAAACAGAAGCACCTGCAAGTAGAGCAGCTCCAATGTTTCCATATAAATCCCCATAAGCTTTTCTGTAATGAGCTTCTCTAGAAGCGCGATCATCTAATTGTTTAACTCTTCGACGAGCACGATTGATAAAGTAAAGATCTATACCGAAAGAGGCGACGTCAGGGGCAACTTTAGAGAAACCCTTAGCCGTCCATCTTGCCGCTTTTCCTAAACCTTGTAGAATCCTATCTGGAAGTCCAACATCAGATAGCTTTCTTAAACCTCTATTTACTGAGGAAAGAGCCCTAGTAATAGACGATGGTCTTGCATCAGAAATAGATGTAGGTCTTCCTATCTCTTGAGTTATCTGAACTATTGTAGGAAGGCTTTTTGATCTACTGCTAGGTCTAAGAATCGGTTCTTCAAGAGGTTTGACTTGGAGGTCAGATGTATTTACTTGATTTAACGGTATCCTTGAAGGATGATAGGAGTAGAAAGGGTGGAGTTGGTCAAATTTTGAGACAAAGGGCTTTCTAGCTCTAATCTCGTCAAAGCTTGCTCCTTCATCTAGCAGCATTTGAACTTTTCCTTTTCTCCGCTTTTGCCAGAATTTAGCCCTAAGGAATTTAGGAGAAAGAAGGTTTCCGAGACTCTTGTAACTTTCTCCCATATTCTTTGCAAAAGCTGTCCCCATAATGCCAGCATAACCAGCTCCTAAGATAGCAGGAAGAGAAAACCCAGAAGTGGCAATAGATAGTCCGGACAAAAGACCGGCTATAAGACTTCCAGATAAGGGGTTTACAAGACTTCCTATTCCAATCTTTAGAGACTGCAACGATACTCCAGCAGCTATCCGACCAGAACGGTGTAGAATCCCTCTTGCACCAGACCCGAGAGTATTAGACAAGGATTCTAATAGGAGTCGGCTTCCAAAAAGTGCCCTTCCAAGATGTTTTCTTGCCCCAGTACCATAAAGTTCTCTTGATAGATCTTCTCCATAAAGTCTTGCTCCCAGATCACCTGGCAGGTCTTTTATATATCCAAGAAGGTCTTGTTTATCTAAACCCCCTAAAAGTAATTCTTTCCCACCATATCTTGTTACGCGGAAGAGACGGTTAAGCTTACGAAGTTGATATAGGTTTGGCTCTTCAGCCAAGGGAGCCGGATCTCCGAACCCACCTCTTCCAATCCCAGTAAAGAATTTACCAATAGCTCCTTTAATCGAATTACCTAGGTTTCTTATTGGTGTAGTCTTATCTCCTATAAATCTATCAATTCTTTCTTTTAGCCTAGCTAAGTCACCTCCTACCTTATTACCATATTTATCCCAAAGGGGTTTAACCGTTCTGTTCAAAAGAGGTCTAGTTATCTTGTTCCAAGCCAGATCCTTAACCTCAGAATAAAGTTGACCGATAAATCCACCCCGACCTCTCTGCAACTCTAGAGCTTGAACATCGCTTAGGGCAATGCTAAAGATTTCATTTAGTCCTTTATCATCATCAACATTGTTGAGGCGATAGACATAACCGTGGGCATAAAGGTCACTCATTCTCTGCCTAACTTCTAGGGCATTCCTTAGAGTCTGAGATATTGGGTAGTTTCTTCGATAAGAGAAGTTATCTGCAACGCGATCGCCGCGGAAGTATTTCTCTTTAACAGCTCTACCCCGAACAGTTGTCGGAAATCCATAGAGTCCAGAATGGATTATATCCAAAGACCTTCCATACTGAGCAGTTTTCCTACGCCGTCTTTGCTGTTGCTGTTTCCAGTATTGAGAGGTATCCCCGTAGAAGTGGCGTTGATATCCCCAGGCTGTCTTCTTAGCCGAGGATCTCATTCTATTGTAAAGAGAGCTAGAAGCAGGCAAGAATATTTGGCTGAAGAACTGTAGAATGTCATTCTCGCTTTCTCTAGCTTTTCTGTATTGCTCGGCTATCCAGGGTCCAGTCACATCCTCGAATAGGTTGAAATCGTCATCAACAAAAGGTAGGTAACTGGGTGACTCTGCTACCGTGTTAACAACAGACCCAATCGCTCTGGGAAGGAATCCAAAGTTAGAGGAGACCCAGTTGTAGATGTCAGACTCTTTATTCTTAAACCATTGGTTATTCTTTCTAATTTGGTTATAACCAAGATAGCTTGCAATTGTGAGCAAGCCAGCCCCACTATATCCTAGACCCATACCTCTTTTGAAGGCTTGGACTAGTAGAAATTCAGAGGCTAAGAATCCTGTCTCTTTCCAAAATAGCTTTTGACTCGCTTGCTTTTGGACAAAGTTGTCGTCTCTAAAAGAGTGAGCATAAAGAGATGCGCCTTCCAGCAATCCATAGCCTTGTTGTACATAGAAGGCACGGTTCATGAAGTTAACGCCTTCTGAAAGAACTTTGGGAAGATCTTGTGGACGAACTTCTGTTTTAGGTTCTCCCTGCGGGGGTCTAGAACCTGCTCTTCGACGAGCCCATTTCCGTTGTTCTTCTATAGACCGTTCGACTGCGAAACGTTCGGTGAACTCCTCGTCCATCGCTTGGGAAGGAATTAACTGAGACGTTTCTTCCAAGCGTGTAGCGATCTCATATCTAGCCGATTCAACGGCAATGTCTGGAGAAACATTTTGCCTCAACGATTGTTCTAAAGATTGTATAATCTGGTCAATTAGAGTCTGTCTATTCCTACCTTCAATGATGTCATCAATGAATCGTTCTGCTCTTTGATCGGTTGTTAGAGCTTGGTATAAGGTTATAGTTTGTTTATCCCCTACAGGGATTTCTTTGTTTAGGGTTTCTAATAGATTACCTTTTAACGACTTTTTGTAGCGACCAAGGTGGTCTCTGACTTTGTCATAAAACTCTTCTTCGTCAATTGTTCCAGATCTAACCTGTTTGTAGAGTTCTCTAAACCGAACCGATAAAGATGTTCCGTGCATTCCCTCTAATCGGCGGTTATCAAAGCTAGAAGCAAAGATCTCATTGGTAGAACGACTCAAGAATTCCTCATATGCCTGGAAAAACTGTTCTTTGGCTTCCATACCGTAGCCAAGTCCCACTTTGTCAAACTGACCTGGTTCGTTTGTCAATCCAGGAATCTTGACCATGTAGCGATCGCGAGAGAGTAATGCAATCCGCGGCGTTCCTCTTCCGCCAGACTGATCCCACGATATACTGGGTTGATGTTTGACAAGGAATTTCTCTACATGACTAGCAATCCCTTCTATTTGACGTTGAATGTCTTTTCCCCTTCGATTCTCCCAAGCAGTGATACCGGAAGCCGTAAGTCGACCCGCCGACATAACTAAAGAGAAAGCTAGACTAGCGGCTGTGATCGTTCCAATAGCTGACCTCGTAAACATTAAGAGAGGGGCAGCAGGAGCCGATCCAACCCCAGTTAAGCCTTCAAACTTACCTCTGCGTATTCCAGCTCTTGGAGCACCAGAGGAACCGGTCGCTGCTACGAACTGGTTGGTCAACTCTTGAAGACCTTCAATTTTGGTATAATAGGCAGTTCCCCGATTTCCTATATATTTCTCATAAGCTTTTTCTATTGTCTGTCCAAGACCATAGAATCGATTGCCAATAGAGATATTAATTGGTACAAAGTTACCAGGAGAGATACCAAGCTCTTTCATTTTGTTTTCCTGTAGATACCTTTCTACAGCAATGGTAGTAGGACGCTTATTACTGAGATGCTCGGCATAAAAGCTACGAATAGCAAGGGCTCTAGACAAACTACTACTTGTAGCCTGAGCCGCCTCACTACCACGGGTTTGAGTATAGTCAATCGAAGAGCCTCTAGGGGATAGAGTTCTTACTCGACTGACAACCTCTGATGGAGATAATTCCTTGTCCCCTTTAAGAAGTTGCTTGATGATCTCCTTATCTGTTTGTTTCAATCCTGAGAAACTAAGGGAGCGGATAGTGTACGAGAGATCTGCCGAAGATCCTTGAAACTGTGTATAACCGGTAGAGGTTATGTCTCCAGAGGTATTTCTCAAGGTTTGACCATAAGAGAAAAAGTTAAGAAAGATGTTTGGATCATCCGCATATGCCCCAGAGTCGCTCAGGATATTAAATATGTCTAACTGCCCTATGAATTTATCAGTAAATTGTAGTAAGCGGTCACCAATTCCTCCTCGGTAGCCCCTACTTAGAATAGACTTAACTTTTTCTCTATCTTGAAGTTCCCCTACTGTATCTGGTCTTTCATATCCACCCATCCAAATTTGAAAGCCAGCAGATAAACCTGTTTCGTCACCAGCAAATAGTTCCTCTGCATCAAAGATTGCCCCGAGAAGCTGTCCAGTCCAGTATGTAGCTGCTATCCTGGAAGCGGCTACACCATGCCGACCAACAAACCTAGCATTATAGGTTGCCCCAGTTGGGGCTTTGCTAAAGCTAGTTCTAGTTCCTTCATATCTCGAAGTAACTCCTTTCTGTATCCGGTGGTAGAAACGGTTTGATTCAGGAACTTTGATGCCTTTCCTAAAGAAAGCATCATCAATAATTTCAGGTCGGCTAAAGACGTTATAGCCACCAAACACTCCAGATAGAGCTGAACCGTAGATAGCTGTAAGAGTAGCTGTAGCTGAAACCCGAGCTGTTTTGTTTTCCTCTTCTAATCCCTCTCCAGTAAACCTAGAGGTTGTTATTCCCGCTTTACGGTCTAAGAAGGCAGAAGAAGCTATCCAAGACAGTAAGAAGGGAGCGGCTCCTCTTATCGAAGGTCCTCGTCTAGTGAAAAACCTACCAACGCTCCTCCACCCTGAACTATCAGGAGTTACACCAGCTACTGCTTTTTTGGTAGTATCTAGCATCAAGGCTGGTGCAGAAAGAACAGAAGCTCCAAAATCGGACACCAGTCGGTTAGCACTCCGAACACCACGACCCACAAGACTCTCTTTAGCTGCGGAAGGAATTATTTGATTAGCTATTCCTCCTAAAGCAGTGTAAGTTCCAACCTGCATTAGCAGGTTTTCGTAATCTGAATCCCTTACACCGGCAAATACTTCAGAGGGAAGTGTTCCTGCACGGTAACCTACACTGCCTAGCCACTCAGAAAAGGAGTCAATATCTCTTTCAGCCTCTGGTCGAACCGTTAACCTTTGAGCCACCGGAAACGTTGGCATAATCCCGCCGCCTAACAGAGGGAATAGCTGGAAGCCAAAGGTAAAGGTTTTTAGTTCCTCCTCTGGAATAGAGCGATTAGTCCACCCAATTTGAAAGACTGGGGTTGTAAACTGAGGCGTAATAGAGAAAGACGTTTTGTATTGGGATTCAGTCGTCTTGAGTAATTTTTCTTTATATTTTCTAGCAAAGTCGTTAGCTGCCTTTTCCTCAAGGGTTTCCGGTAAAGGTGATATATTAATCCGTTGTGCTGCTAAGTAAGAAAGCTCGTTAGACTCAAACCCAGAATCTTTAGACCAGTTCCAGATCGCAGCGATAGTAGAAGAAGCTAGTCTGGTTGCTGTCGTAGAAACAGCAAACCCAATCGAAGCCGCTAAAATGTTAAATCTGGCTCTACCAGCACTTTTAACGTTAGAACGAACTAAGCTTAGATCTGAATAGTAGTTTCTCGCCCATTGATTACTGCTAAGCTCTCCGGCTGACTTGTATCTAGGCGTTCCAGGTCTACCACCTCTTTGTATTTCCGATAAAGCCTCACCTATGGATATGTCTTGTTCCTGGGCGACTCGCCAAGCTTCTTCATAAACATCAAGTTTTTGCTTCTCGGCTCTACCTAAAGAATAATCGAAAGGATTTGTTTCAGCGGTGCTAAACTCTGGAAATAACCAACCCGCACTAAGTCCGCCTGTCAAACCTAGAAAACTTGTTATCAAAGGATGTAAGTCCCCTTCAATCTTCCTTATATGACTAGTGTCTCTAACCGGAGATTGAAAGGTGCCTTCTTCGAAATCCCACGGGGACTGAAAGTAACTTAACAAAGAAAGACCCCCATCTCCCAGAATTCCGTAAGAAAACAGGTAGTCCGCCCCGAAGATAGCTCCTACGCCTAGCATTGTTCTCCTGGCTTGGCGAATAGGGACACCGAGTAACTTTTTCTGGGGGTCAGTTTTTACATCAACACCGCCTGATGCGGGTGACTCAGACTTAGCTCGGAAGTAATTACTACGGAAGGAGAATTCTTTCTTAAGACCGGAGTACCGAGCAACCGGCGATATATCGTATTGGTACAGCTTTTTAAGGTCAGTAACTGGTCTTCCCTGGTTTACTGATTCTTCTATGCTTAACTGAGTTATTTCTCTGTCCAGTTCACTAACTTCCTTGGAGGTTCGGTAAAGTTTTTCTAGCTGTTTAATCTCCTGATCAGGGTCACTTATAAACCGACCGATTTGCATATAGATTTGTTCATAAGTCATTAGGAGGTCTTCTAGACCCCGACCAATTAGATCAGCTAGAGAAGCCTCTCTACTCATATCAACATTTGCGGCTTCTCGAACCGCTGGGATCCAATAAAGTAGGTTGGCAGGTACGTTTTGAGATACATCTTCCCAACGCTTAGCCATCTCTTGAATCCGGCGGCTGCCAACGCCAGAAACCCTGATCGTTCCATCTTGAGTAATAGCAACGTGAGGTTCTCTACCAACTTCACGTTGAAGAGTTGCTAGGGCACTTTCGACCTTATCTTTGTTTCCGGCGGATACAGTTGTTATAACCCCTCCCAGTACATTTTCTATAACGTGCGACTGGAACCGACGAGCAATTCCTTGGAGTTTAACTAAGCTGAGGGAACTAGATTCGCTAGCAGTTCCTCCCTTAACGTCAAGACCAACATAGAGATTCTGAATTATCCCCATCAAGGGGTTTTTGCTTTCTCGGACGATTTGCCGGTTAAGTTCGTCCTCCATATGAGCTGAGGCTAGAGACAAACCTCTGAACAAACCGTAGCTTAAGAAAGAGGCAGATATAGCAGACACCGTCTCGGCTATTCCACCAAGACCTTTTTCAAATGGACCTGCGGGAAGCTCTTCAGGGTCATAATATTGACGGTCAGCAAATCCAGGAGAAGACTCGTAAAAACCCTCCCTCCTTCGCTGTTGTTCTTGGTAGTAGTAGTGAGCTGTGGCACGATCAAGTAGGTGTCCTAACGTTGCCACTCCTCCTTCTAAAAAAGTTTCATCTTTCTCGAAGGCGGGGGAACGAAGTACATTAGGAAAAGATTGGTGAAGAAAACGATTCAATCTTTCTTTAAATGGAACTCGGTTAAGATCCTCATTTAATTGCTCATCTTCAAAAGGAGTGACCTTAGGTAGCGTTGGTGCCCCTCGAAACTGACTATAAAATGACGCTGGTAGCTCAGAAGGAATTTTTACTTCTTCTTTCAGATAGTGCCTAGAACCTTCAACCGGTTTAGGAAGAGCGCGGATCGTTTTAACGCTGTAGACTGAAGGGTGATCATACTCCCCGCTTCCATAGTCAACCGAATCAACATCACCAATTTCGTTGGATCCTGACTTAATAGTGGTTGGTACAGACCTATCTAATCTTTCTACTGAAACGTTATCTAAAGAGTCTAGCTTTCCTATTAAGTTCTGATGCTCCCCGTAAGTTTGCTGTACAATGGACATTAGTTTCCGAATGCTCTTAGGATCCATCTCTGTGGTAATCCTCAATGCCATTTCTTCGTGAGATTCTCCAACAAACCGACGGGTTGTTAGATAAGCAACATCAGTTCCTTTCTCGTTAATGTCTTCAACGAAATAAAGGTTGTAGTGAGGTGTATCAGTCTTGGTACGATCTGGTTTTAGGAATTCTGCTCCGGCTCTTTCTAGGCGACTAACGATCCTTTGTGTAGCCTCTTCGGGATCAACGTCTTTAGTTGCAATAGTAACGTCAGAACCAGTTCTTTCCTTAGCCTCTAGTAGCCCGACTATTTCCCGAAAATGCTCTTTTGCTTGTAGGTCTTTCTTAGATGGATCTTTACGATCCTCCATCTCATTATACTGGAAGGACGCAGTCGCAATTGTTACGTCTCCACTGGAACGCCTAATGTCCTCTTTTAGAGACTCAAATATGACGTTTCCGCCGCCTTTTACAATATCACCTTCATAAGACCTGTCCCTTTTCCCTTCAGCTTCCCTTTCGATCTGATTGTAATATTCTTCTACTTCTTTATGAACCTTAGGATGGGTTGTGTGGTAATATATATCAGTTGTTTGCTTCGCCATCGACTCACCTTTTTGGTTAGTTCCAAATGGTTGAGTTACAAAGAAGGTATGTTCTTCTCCTCCTTTTTCACCGATGATAAACTTGGAGTGAAGCAAACGAGGCTGAGATCCCCCTCCTTCGGTCAGTTCTCTCCCTTCGTAAGGTTTAAAGTTGCCGCCTTTACTATTCTGAAACTCTATGGCATTGCGTTTAACATTAACCTCAGTTGGTTCAAAGTTAGTAACGTCAACAATGACCTCGGCGTCGGATGACCGTAGAAAGTCCGCCTCTGTTTGTGTTCCAAAGATCGACGTCGTCCACCAATTTCTAATAGAACCAAATGGTCCAATTTTCTGCTCCTTCTTACTTTGAGATTCAAAACTATATTCCACCTTTGTTTTAGCTCTAGGATCAGCAATAAACTGAACAGCTTTTATATTCTCAAGATCACCTGTTAACTCTTTTACCTTCTCCGGAGTAGTGATCCCAGCTTCGACATGAGAGGCACTTCCCTCAAACTTTAGATTAGACCTCCATTGTTGGTCTTCAACATGGGAAAACCTCTTTCCCAATGCAACCCGAATTTCTTGATCCGAGTTCCGAGCTTGACTTGCCACTCTAGAGATTAATTTTTCTGTGTAGTGGCTTTCCTTAGAAAGAGATATATTAACTGTCTCGCCAGAAGACAAGATGTCATCCTCTTGTTCTGTATACTGGCGATACCATTGTGGAGCCTTAGTTTCAAATCCAACGGGAGCCATATAGACTATCGGTTTGGTCGCAAAGCAAAAGCTGGTCTAAAGAAACGGCTGGTTGATATTCTAAGTCAAAAGGATAGTCCGGCGGCGGAGACCAATCGGGCAAAAAGTTGAAGTAGTTCCAGCCTACTGACCATCGTAACGTATTTAGGGGGTAGCTTCTTGCCGCGATCGATGCTAACCCGTAGAAGTCTCCAGGGAGGGGGATGGGAGCATAGGGCGGGTAGGGAACTAAAAGCCTGGTGATTCGGTGAATAGGAGTTTCTGGAACGACCCAATACTGAGTATCAATTGGCTCTCTTGGGTTGTCTTTGTGATAATATTCAACTTTATAGCGGTCAATCGGACTTGGGTGAGTCAGTACGCTTGGTGCTAGCTCCAACTTAAGATCACCATCTGCTGGAATAACTATGTTTCTCTTTTCTGGCAGGGGTTGTTCATAACCAAAGTAAGTGCTGTTTGGAGAGTAAATAGTGAGAAAATAGTCTGAGTGGTTAAACTTAGAGTCGGCTTCAGAGTTCTCAACTTTTATTGTCACCTCTTCGTAGCCTTCATCTAATAAGATGCTAGGAAGAGCAAATGTAATAGGGTCTAATCTTTTATACTCGAAAAGAGATCCAGAGAAGTCTTCAACGCCCTTCAAAACCTCGTTTTGTTCTTTCCATACTAAAGTAAACTCATCCTCATTTTCTAACTGTGGGATGCGAAAAATTAGACTTACATCTGGTTCTACTGTTAGTTCTATGGGAGATTCAACCTCAATAGAAGACTGGAACTTGATCCTAATAGGGGTCTTGTCCAAAATATCCTCCTTTTCTTCGTCTTTGTAAGTAGTCTAATCGGGACTTTCCTCTTTCTAAGAAAGAGGGATCAGATCCTAAGAGTGAGGGGTCAAAGTTTTTATTGTCGGGCTGGTCTTCAGATTTCACCGACGATGCAGATACAACCCTTGGAATGTCATCTGAGTTCTCATCTCCAGTTAAATGCCAGACCACTGAAGCGATCCCATCTGCTAAGTCTTTACTCCCATTCTTCGGGTGGTCGATTCGTGTATTGTTAATCAACTCTAGCTGGTTAAGCTCATCTTTAGCCAGTTCTTTAACCGGCGAATCCTTAGGTAAAATGACCCTACCCTCATTCAGCATCGTTTGAAGCTGTTCGTAGATCATTAGCTGAAACTTGCCGCCGAAAAACTTTGCCTCAGCGTTAATGCCCCACTGTCTAATGCGTTGGATAGTCTCGGCATTCTGGTGATGGTCAGACGTCACCTTAAAGATTGGTCGATGTTGGTGAATGTCAAATAAACATTCCTGAACGTTACTAATAGATACTTGATAGCCTGGGTCGGGTTGCCATGCCATAAGGACATCAATGGTAACGACTCTCAAGCCCTCTTCATTTCTCTCGGCATGACCAACTACTAAAGAGTAGGCATCTCGAACAACAGCAGGGTCAATATGGGCAATAGAAGGGGTATCAGATTCAGTAACCTGTTTAATCCTTTTCTTAATTAGACCGCCCTTAGGCTCTTCGTCAGAATAGGTTACTTTAGAACGACCCCGGAAGCTCAACCTAATGCTGTCAGGGTTTAAAAAGCGGGTTTGTGGGGTAATCCGCTTTCCTTCAAACTCCAGAGCTGCTTTTAAAGGGTTCAGAGAATACTCACTTCGAACAACCGGGTTATCTCTAGCAGCGTGTTTAGGGTTGATATCCCAACTTTTTAGGCGAAAGCCAATAAAAGAGCTTTCATCTTCGGCAACCTTTTCATAAAGTTGTTCGATAGCATCTCCTGGTTCCCAAGCCGAACTTATAGCAACCCTCTTCGCTTCTGACCCAAACGTCATACCACTCAAACCTACGTTGCTCCAAAGGTTCTGAGCGTTGCTATTCCCCTCAGAGTCAACGGCGAACCTAGCCACCTCGTCCATCACCATGCAGATAACGTTCTGTCCGACTTGGCTAGAGCTTTCGCTGTTTCCAGGATAAATATGGACATTTTTCTCTTCATGGTCAATTGACTCTTTTCTTACAAAAACTTCACCTCTATCTATCATCCGTCTTAGTGGGCGGACTAGAGGGATCAAACCTCTAACATAAGAAAAGATCGTTTGCTTCGTCTGAGTAGCTGTCGTCGCGATCGCTAACAGTGAAATAGGAGAGTTCCCAGCTATACCATAGTGCCCCTGTGGGTTATCCATCATAACTAGCTTTAGGAATTCATAAGCCAATATAATGGAAGCAAGATTACTTTTACCTCCACGCCTCCCTGCTTCTAAAATGAGTCCCTGATATTCTTTGTCAGGATCCATTGGATCCCAAGTCGTTTTCTGATCGTAGCGCCACCTCTCAAGTATTTCTCTATCACCTTTATCTAGCTTGGCTCCATAAAGCACTTTTAGAACTAACAACTGTTCCTTACAAAGCTCAATCCCCCATTTCTCCTGATCAATCTCATTTTCGACGAAATTAACAATATCGGTATTTAAACCCCAAGAAGAGGATGACTTGATACTAAAGGCTAAATCTTGGAAGAAGTTCGACTCGTCTATTGATTCCTGCTGTTTTGCCATTTATGCCTGTCCAATTAACTTCACAGCTTCCAGCCAATAGTTCAATTCAACCGAACGGTCTAAAGATTCCACGACCAACTCTGCAAGGGAGTTAAAGTTATCTAGATCCAGCCGGTTGGAAGGAGTGCTAGATAAAGTAAAGTCTGAGATAGACATCCTTAGCCCCTCGTTAGGGAGTAGGGTATCCCCAACGACTGTGCTGTCAGTGTTCCTAACAAAATAGTTGTTTCCAGAATCTAATGTGATCGGGAAGGATTCTGTCCAAAATGGTTGAGTCGTTCCTACTAAGTTTTCCTTAAGAAGATCCACTTCAAGTTGGTTCGGCAATGACCGGTTATTTCCAGTAACCACTTCAATTTGGTAGCTAATAATCCGAGCATTTCCCAAAAATCCTGGAGGATAGACTGAAAAGGAATCACCGTTAAACAGCTTTCGATAGCCAGAGATGACATACCGACTAAGATTGTCTAAGAGGTCACCAGAGATACTCCCCCTACGGGAGTCAGCGATTTGTATCTGTGCCGAACCCTGGATGGTATTTACATTACTAATTCTCCGAGCGTCATCAAGAACTGAAGGATCATTATCTGGATCCTCTCCGGATAATAAGAAGTAAAGAAGCTCATTTTCTACAGATTTAACTGCTGGTTGACTCGCTTGAAACGCACTAGCGGTTATCTGAGAAAGAGTTGTTCCTTCAGGGAATACCCTTTCGAGGTTGTTATCTACAATATATAAGACATCCCCAGGTCTAGCATCAATTAGCCTTGGGTCATCGGGGCTCACCGGTTGATGAGAATGACTGTTGTACTTAATAAAAGCGTCTTCTACATCATCTACGGAGTCATCCCCAAATAGCGAACTTGAAAAAGTAACTTGATGACTTGACTGGACACTCAAAATGCAATCTCCCAGCTCTACTAGTTCAATTCTCTCTTGAGAGCTGGAAGATTACGTTTCAATCTTTTTTCTTCAATCGCTTATCGAGTATCCAAACAGCATAATATCTCCGACAACGCTGCTACCACCACTAGAAGGTTGTAGGACTTCTATGTAAAGGTGATTGTTATTAGTTTCAAAGGCAGAACCCGCAAAGAAATAATGAGAGAGAACAGAATTAGACGTATAAGTTCCTGGGACTAAAGTAAAGTCTTCAGTCCTATTGTAGGTTGATCCATCATACCAACCAAACCGATAAACTGTATCTGTTGGCTGGTTTCCATCAGCTTCGTCTCTAACGAAGAAATCTAGATGATGTGGAACAAACCAATCTAAAATAGTCGGACGGAATAAAACTAGTGGTCCTTCTGAAACAGTAGAGATATCGACAGATCGGATTCGAGCCTTCAGACTGATCTGAGAAGGACCACCCGCTGTCGGTATGTATTTCCAATGACCATTGTCTGGGTTGTCCTGTATAGGAATCTTATAGTAACTATCATCTGCTAAAGGAATAGTATCTAAGCGGTCAGCTTGATAAAGACCGCCATATCCATCCCCTACTTCGTTACGACCTAATACTAGGGCATACTGGTCATGTCCCCTATCGGTAGGTGGCAGGTATGTTCTTAATACTTGGTTAGCGTTTTCGTTACCTTCTTCATCGGTTGACAAAGGGAGAACTAAGGGGTAACGTCCTCTATCGTCTAGTAAAACGCGATCATTACGGTCAAGAATACGATGGGATCCATCGCTGTGAGAGAGTCTTACGTCGGTTCTAAGACGCTCGTTAAGAACGGGATTAGCTGATGACCCGTCATGAACGACGATTGTATCGAGGCTAGTGCTATATGTAACTTCTCCCTCAAGCCCCGAAAAGTTGTCATAATTAGAGATCCGCCTAAACTGAAACTCTAGTGGCATTTATGTCTCCTTTATTTCCAAGTCATATGCTTTAACAACAAGGGACTTCCCAGGTGATACCCTTTTTCCGGAGTCATTTACCACAGCACCCCAATAGGTAGCTTTGTCTCCTTTGGGGTCTTGCCACAATACGAAATAACGGACGTTGACGTCTTTGTTGCCATTATTAACTAAGGTTAACTCAGTCTTATTATAGGAAGATTCACCATCGGTATCCCAATCTGAGAACTCTATAAAGCTTCCTTTATCCCACTCGACTGGTGTTGGCTGAGTTGACTCTGGGTCAGATCCTGGATCCTTTTCATAAAAGGCAATGTAAACAGGATTGTCAACGAAAACGTTGGTTTGAAGTCGGTTTTGGAATCCGTCTGTTTTTGGCATAGTTAGTTATAAAGGCGATAGGTAGCAATAAATCTGACCAGCATTCATGGAAGATCCATTTAGAATCTTCTTCACTGCGATTGGATAGATACGACCTGTTTCAACAGGAAGAGTACGAGTTTTACCACTGAAGGTTTCAAATTCGAGGCTTCCTCCAGATGTTACCTCGATGCCCATTACCATCGGCGGGAGGTTTTGGTTGAATCCTACCTCATTCAATGGGAAAACATCGTAAAAAGGAGAAGTATTTCGAGAGATTTGGGATGAGTAGTTATTTACCATGCTAAGATGACGAACGGTTCGTCAGAGTATCTACAAACTAGATCGGATATATTCAATAAATTCAACCGCCTTATCTTTCTGATCGGCTTGTGTAACAGTAAAAGAAACAGAGGTGTCAGAAGGCATTGTCTCCGTCTCATCGGGAAGAAAATAATCCTGAGGGTTATTCTCTAACTCCTCACGAAGCCATCTTAAAGCTTCTTTATACCATTTGGGGTCAAGCCCAAACGTTTCATTAACCTCCTTTAGCTCATCTAAGAACAGCTTATCAAGAAGACCGGTGTCATTGGCAACAAGTCCATAAGTTAAGTACCGAACATAATATTCGATATCACGGATACATTTACTTATCTGCGTTCCATTGTAGGAAAAAGGTTCTCTTTGGAACGGACTGTCTTCAGGCGGACGGTTGTCAGGAATCATGACAGTCTCATATCCCTCCGTCTTCTTAACTGCTTGTCCTCCTTTATCTGACTCTAGTATTTGGAGGATCATATCTAAATAGACGTGGACGGCACTAACTACATCCATACAACTATCAGCCGCAGGAGTGATGTCATATTTAGACAGGTCGATGGGAGAATTGTCTATTATGGCATCTCCCTGAATAACCTTAACTAAACGACTACGAAAGCCTTCTTTACCATCTCCTCCGTTAAAGGCTTTTTTATAGTTCTCGACTATCTCCTCGTAACTTGGAGTACCACTCTTATTAGCTTGGTCAAGCAAAGCCTGTCTAGATTGAACCGCATAGTCATGAACTCTATCATTGCCGGTATGTTTTAGATTGTAGGCGATCGCGTCTAGGAAAAACTTAAGATCCCGCGGGTACCTAGAAGGGTCATAAGTGGAGGTATCAGAGGTGACGACTGGAGGAGTCGCTATCCAACCTTTTAGCCCTACGTTACCGTTTCCATCATCGTAAGTGTTACTATCACTTTCGGTTATTAACTTGGCTGCATCAGCTAAACGACCTTCACCAATGCCCTGGTCTCCATAAGGATTAGAACGTCTGGCTAAACTTCCTGCCCCTTTGTCTATAACGTCTAATATGAGATCAAGAAAAGTATCAGCAGTAGCTATAACACTTACGAAGCGGTCACCATAGGTTATATCTGGATCCTGCTTAGCCGATCCGTCTAAGACCATACGAAGGCGGTCACGGACTCCCTCATCTGTATTCGATCCATTGCTCGTTCCGTTAATGGCAAGCTCATAGTTAATAACAATCGTTGAAAAGCTAGGACCGCTCTCATTACTTTGTTTCTGCAACGCATTTCTAGAGATCATGGCATAGTCATAAACTTGACTATTCCCACCCTCTACGATGTTGTACGCGATCGCTTCCAAGAAGAATTCAATGTCGCGGATACACTTCTCTTGGATGCTTGAGAGGTCATCTCTATTAACAACTGAGGGAGCACTGGCAATCCAGTTCTTATTGGTCAGAATGAGATTCCGAGCATCTTCTTTTCGATTGCGATGCTTATCTCCTACAAGCTCATAGAATCCGACTTTTCTGGGTTCATCAGGACGATCAAACTGAACACCAAAGATTTCTTGTCCACCGTAGTAAGGGTTTCCAGAAAGGGTTCTTGGAAAAGTAGAGTAAACACTGTTAGTTGCCTGCTCTACTAAATGGCTACTATGATTTGATATTGATTCAGCAGCCATAAGAGCAGCTAACCCATCTTTATAAGACCATTGGTCGTTAGCGGTGGGATCACTTGAGGAAGAGGACGAGTTGAACCGTTTGTTGGCAGTTATTAGATCATCATCCCTTATCTCTCTTAAATTTTGGCTATCGATTAATAGCGCTACTTCAGTAAGCTTTGATAAAGTCATACTCCGTCTCGGGCAATGTCAAAGTAGGTTTTCAACTCTGAATAGAGATCAGAACAGTTGGGAAGAGAGCCACCATATTCACTAGCAGGACTAACTGACCATTTATAAGGATCCTCCCAACCGCTAGGATTGTCTCCTTTTTCGTGGTCAAGGTATTTTATTGCTTCCTCCCACATATTCTCTACACTCTCTGCTACATACTCTCTTGGGGTTCCCAAAGATTTATAGGTTTCTTTTAAGCCGTCAAGACATCTAATGGTCAAGATACTGGGATCTCCGCACAGAAAGCTAAGGGTAACATACTTCAAGAGAAAGTCCATATCCCGAATACAAGCTTGATTACGCCGGTTCGGGTAGGCATTTCCTCCTGGTAGCACTAAATGAGGACGGTCTCTAAATAGCTTTCTAGCTGCATTTAAGACAATGTCATCAGTCTTATCCCTTAACCGACGAACAATATCAAATCGGCGGTTTTTCTCCCTCATAATCTCTTTAAGCTTAGAAAAGACTTCAGGCTTTATGTACTGCCCCCTCTGGTCAGCTTGCATAACAGCCCTCGTATAAGCATCATGAATAAAATCTCTAGGTTCAGACATTTATTCTAAAACTCCCTTCCTGTAGCTGTTGTTCAAACATTTTCTTGACTTCCTCAGGTAAGTCACAACGTTGGGAAAGATCATCCAGGCTTTCATAATCTCCTTTTTCCCTCTCCTCTATAATTCGGGCAGCCAACGTTGAGTCTACGTTTGGGAAACGATCATAGCTTAGTTGAGCAGAATCCACGAGGTTCAGAGTCGCAACACTATATTTTCGGTTCCAGAACTCTTCATAGGATATTTCAGGGGCTAACAGTGACATCAACTGCCTAAGAGGAACTTTCCTTGAACTAAGTATCAAAGAACTAGCCTTTTCTCTATCAGCGGGGTCAGGAATTATCTCGGTAAATCGCTGCCAATATCCCACAATAGCTTTCAACAGGTCATATGAATTTTTATAGGGATATGTTCCATCCCAGCGTTGGTAGTTTTGAAGATTCTTAGAAGAAAACTGACTCTTCACTAAGTTCCTATCGTCAGAATCCAGATTGTATAAAGCCCCTTTTGCTTTGAAAATGAGCTTAGTTACCCAACAAACTGATCGGTGAGCAGACTCTGGAAAGTAGATGCACCAACCATAAGAAGACTCGTCTAGAAGGTGGGGAAAATAGCCAAATACCTTTTTAGAACGAACTCCTTGGTCAAAAGGCTCTGGGAAGGTTATTCTAAGGCATTCTTGGTTCAGTAAAGATGCCGTCTTTCCATCAGGTACAACATAATATAACATAAGCTACTGGACTACTTTAACAACGCCGTTGGAGTCCTGATACCAATCACCGGGGACTAATCCACCCGTTTTAGCCGCAGAGTCATCAGCGTATTGAGGAAGGCTAAGACTAATTGGACTGCCATCCTCAATTTCTTGTAATCCCTCTACACTACCATCATCGCTGAGCTTTATTGTGATTAGCCGCATTGTACTACTGGGATTGAATGGGTCCAATGTCTATTCTACCGTTTGTAAGTCGGCTGTTACCAATCATATCCTTCTGTAGAACTTCAGGATCTATGTCGAACTGGTTAGAATTGGACACTCCACCGTGGATCCCATCGATGTAAGAATATACATCACCTGGTATAAGATTAGGATCACCAGACTCGATCAAGGGACTTTCTTCTTTCGGCTTGAGAATATTACCATACTGAGACCCACCGGAAAATAGGTAATAGCTTTTATCTTCTTTCTCTATAGAAATTGTTTCTTCCTCTAAAAGACTAGAAAGGTTACCGACTTCAATAGGAGAGACTGGAGTTTCAATAGTGGGATCTCCACGTTCGTACACAAACTCTGTAGACATATTATCATCCTCCTCGTAAAAGTTAGGAGCAATTAATCTCACAGTCTCATCCGAACTTAATTGAAGATTCTGGCTAGTTGCTGTATTTCCGATATAGAAAGTATGTCGGTCGGTTCTAAACGTTCCTTTCATCGACTCCGTACCTGCAAATAAGCAATTGAAGATGAAGTTACTCGAATCACTATCATAATGATGACCTAAAGATACTTTGTTTGGAAATAAACAGTTATAGAGGAAGAGAGCACAATCGTTAAGTCCCCCGGCAATATCCCCACTCTCAATGTAAGAGTTGATTAGAATTAAATAGGATCTAGATCCTACAAAAAACCCTGCATTACGCCTGCCACCAATACTATCAGGTATTCGACAATTTATTAAGACTACAATGCTATCTTCTCCAAAGTTAGTGATTCCTGTTCCTTTACTATAACTACCATCATTACTTCTACCCTCTTTAAGAGTAAGGTTTTCGAGGAATAGACTAGACTCTCCTGGAGACGTTCCCCGAAAGATGTGGAAATCTCTAACTTCGGAAGAGCGCTCAATAGTCGCACCAAACTTTTTAGGTGCAACTATCTTAATTCCTTGTTTTACTTCTATTTCTCTCTCAACTATTATGTGCTCTGCAACAACCAGAATAGTTGACATATTCTCTGCATTCTCTACAACCTGTTTTAGTTGTCTCCCATTAAAAGCAACGTGATCAAAGTCAATTCCGAGAGCAGAAGCTAGAAGATCCCTTACTCGAAAATTTCGCCCCATCAACAGAAACTCTGGGACTTGATCAGTAGGAGTTCTAGTGTTTAATCCGTAAAGTTGAGAGAAGTAATCTTGGAGAAATAGTGGTTGATTAGGAATTCTATAGTCTGTAGAGAGAATTCCATATATACTTCCTCGGAAGGAAGTACCTACATTAGGGGTAAACTGGTTCTTAACAGATTCAGCCCCTCTAGCATCAATTTCATAGCGATCCTTATTAACTATTAGAGCAGGTCGCCTAATATCAGCAGTATCAATGCTAAATAGGTTGTCATTCGGCTTTGGAAATTCTACTGTTCTTCTCCAAACTCGTTCGTCGTTGAGATGGAGTTTTCTAACTTCACTCGGCCAATAGTCGAATCCAAAACTTGTCGAATCTAGTATATAAAGCTCATTTGATATAGAAGCTAACTTATAATAGTTACTATCTGGTTTCCTACCATCTTGTGTGCGGACTTTACGCCGAGAACCAAATAATCCATAGTCCTCCCAATAACCTTCTTTTTGAGGATTGTCTTTATCAGGTTTGTATTTCTGAAGGATTCCTAGATCCTCTACCTCCGGCGTTCTGTTCACAGAAAGCCGATAAAGAGATCCGTTATGGAATTCTAAGATCCTACCTCCTAAAGGTTCTTCCCCAATATTAGTTTCTACTTCAGTGAATCCAGATGAAGGGTCTGTCGAATAGTATAGAAAAGGACTCTGAGGACCCCATTCGACTCCATATCTACCTCTATCTTCTCCGCTTGGCTGTATCCAAAGTTGAGGTTCTCCTTTTTCTAGTTCGGGAACATCACCAATAGCAAATGATAGGTATTCTACGCCGGTATCATTATTTCTTTCTATAGAGAAGACTTCGTTCTTGTTCTCATCATACAACCTGTACATCCTCGTATCTGAGTTGTATTGAAGGAAGTAGATATACCCCTTATAGACAACTGCACCAATAATGCCTTTATTGAGATTATCTAGGCTATATAACTCCATTAGGTCATGATTGATCCCATTCCACCCTCTTTCATCTCTATCAGCAGTTAGAAGCGCAAATTCTAAGTCATTAGAACGCTTCCATACATAATATATTCTAGTCCCCTCCGTATTTTTAAAGAAGTGATCTCTTACGAGCCAAAATACAACGGGATACTGACCATCTATATCTGGAGTTTGGTCAGCATAATAAAGTTTAGGATTATAGAGATTGAAATAGTTGTCTACAAACTGCCCATAGTGACTATCTTCTTCTTCCTCATTATCCTCTCCTGGGTAATAGAATATATCAAGCTTTAGAAGATTTCCTCCCTGGAAGAAAAGCAATCCAGCTTTATCTATATCCCAACGGTAATATCGAACTGCCGCTCCAAAGCTAAATTTAGGTCCTTCATTCTGAATAATGGCATCTTGTACGCCTTCATCATGGTTGTAATATTTGATTCTACAGTTAGTTCTATGCTGGTGACTCTCTGTAAAGTACAAGTGACCCTTCCAGGGAATTAAGTTATTATGTTTGACATGACTAAAGCTACCAGCAGCATTGAATGGAATTTGGACTAGTTGTTCACTATTGTTTTGGCGACTACTTGAGTTCCATCTCCAAAGCTCTGTATCATAGTTATTATCAACAAGAATATAAATCTCCTCACCATTCCCAGAACCATCCTCAAATACAGTAATATAGTGAGGTTCTCTATTTCCAGAAAAACTAGCTCTCTGTTGGAAATTAGTACCAGATGGATCATCCATAGAGTATAACCTCTGCTCACTTGCAGAAACAGTCCAAATTTCATTATCAGAGGTGCGGACAGAAGAAACAGGTCTATCTATATAAGGATGCTCTGGTTGTTCATAATACCAACCTCCAGCATAACCCCCATGCAAAATTCTTAACTTATCTTCACTCTCCCCGTAATAAGCTATATATTCCCACTGATTGTTCCTACCCTCTGAGTTAAAGTTATTAGGGTTCACTTCACTGAACCGATAGATACCTTTTCCATAGTTTCCGTCACCTTTTTCATCGCTCTTTCCCTGTTCGAGATGTTCATTAAAACTGTCTCCTCCATAATACCGCCACATTTTAATATCGGTTTCTTCATCCCAGATGCCTATCCAGCAGTCCTGATTAGCTAAGATGTCAGATATATGTCCCATGCCAGCAGGTTTATTTGCTCTTACAAAGAATCCTTGACCAATACCCCACTGAGGTGTCGGCATATGATAAAGCTCCTGGGTTGCCCTATCAAGAGCGACCAGTCCTATATCAGCGTGTACGATAACAGGGTCAAATAGGTCTGTCCCTCGCTCCAAAGCCCAACTTTCTCCATCAGAAGTCGAGAAGATAAACCCATCGTTAGAAGCTGCATAAAGTTTATTGTTAAAACCACTTATCTCAAAAGAAGCTACTCGTCTATAGTTACCTCTTGGTAATTCAGATCCTTCTACGGGATATCTTTTGGTTGCCAGGTTTAAGGCTATACTCCAGTGAATACCGTCAAAATAGAGAACATAGGAAGCAGATTTTATAAGATTATCTTCTTGGTTAGACCCAACAAAAAGAGTGCCCTTAAACTCTTTCAGAGGCTCACCGATTTGGTAGGTAGGAACAAATCTGTCTCCAGCAGGTGTATATCCCCGACCCCACCAAGCTTCTTCAGACCAAGCAAAGTAAAGGTCTCCATCATGATTATGACATAGTGTATAGAAGATGTAATTGGGGTTTATACCTTTTTCTGTCCTTTCAACGTCTTCTGGGGGATCGATAACTTGTATACGATAAGGATGATCGACTTCATATCTATCCTTAGTAAACCATTCTGTATCTGTTTTATTATCTATTGCATATACATAGTTACGACCAACAACATATAGTCTTTCATCTTCTTTTTCACCGGCAGTAGCAAAGTTTATCGGGTATTCTCCAGGAAAAGAATCCTCTGAAAAGTTGTTTTCGTTAAGTTCATAGTCATACCGGAATACCTTGTTGCTCCAACTGCAAGCTATATGAAGAATCTGAGTTAGTGGTGAAAAGTAAAGACCTCTAGGAGACGAGTTTTCTCCCAGTTGGCTAGAATCAAACTCTACTCTCCAATCTTCTGGATCCATATCACCGTTACTAGTGATAGCTCCATCATAACGCCATATTTCGTCGCTACCAGAGCAAGAAACAAGCAAATAAGTATTACCGCCCTCACTTACTTCTACAATTTCAGAGGGCTTATTGCCAACCTGTACAAAACTCCAACCATCAGTTGGATTATACCGACCTACTTCATCAGAGCCTTGAAAAGTAACATATAAAGATTCAGCACCATTATCTGTAAAAACTATCATTCTATGAGGATGTAGATGATCAGTCCACGTAAAGTCCTTATTTGGTCCCTCAATGACAGAAACTTTGTTGCTTCGACTGTAGCAGCAGTAAAGATCCCCATCATACTTCATAAGGTCTAAAGGTCTGTCACCATTATTCTCAGTATGCACTTTCCATTTCTTTGGAGAGCCTTCATATCGCCAGACCTGACTTTTATCTGCTAAAGTCAGATAGAGTTGCCCATTGTATTTATAGAGGCAAGTTGGTTTGTCCTTTGTTCCTGTCATAGAGAAGAATCCATTAACTTCTCCTCTCCAAGTAAGCTCTAAAGTTTCATCTTCGTAGTCTAAAGAGTAGGGCTCAGTATCGATTATTCTTTGAATAGATCGGTCGGAGTTATCAATATCTAATCCTAGTGTCAACAGGTCTGACCGGAACACACTATTGTCTTGAGCGGGCGGTAAGTTAAATTCCTTAGAGGTTCCTTGCAGAGGGTCTTGAGGTTGAAGGTAGGTAGTTAGGTCACCAGTCTGGTTTTGTGTAGCGTTGCTCCAACCAGATATACTATCTTCAAAGGTTTCTTTTAAAAGGAGCCTTTGAGCCCCATCACTAATTTCTAAGTTGTCTATCCCAAACGTTCTTCCGGGGTCAGACTTAATGCTGACTTGAAAGACCTGCTGATAGGGGAATTCAATAGATATCCGGTAGTAGTCCTCCTCAACTTTTTCTATGAGCCATTCTTTTTCTCCGAGACTTCCGGAAGATGTAGAAGTGATATTTAATAGTTCAGAGTAAATTATGGGGTCACTTCCATCAAGCTCTAGGACAAATCTTGTATCAGCCCAATTTCCCAGAAGATAAACATCAAACTTAAGTTCAACTGATAACTGAAGATCTAAGGTTTGGGTTTCCTCAAAGTTGATCCGGTTTGTGTCTAAATAGCTAGGTTTTATGTCTTGGTCTTTTTGAGTCAGGATCGCCGATGATTTTATGTCCTGCCAGCGTTCGATTCCGGAAGTCGATAGAATTACACTGCTAGCTGATGTGGCATTAAACCAGTTTTTAAGTGAATCTTCAAGGCTGAATAGGTTCCATGATGTATCTATGAAAGCCGAAGATAGATTATCTACACATGACCCGAGGTCTAGTTGGTCAGCACTGGCTGAAAATATAACCCTTACCAGTATCCGCTCCTGGTAACAGAGAACAAAGTTCTCCACCTTGGCTACAACTGCTGAAAGCTCTGAGGAGTAATATAAATCCTCTGCTATTCCATATTTAGGAGAGATGGTAATGCTGTCGAGTAGCTTTCCATTGTCGAAAATAAGAACCTCATTTCTAAGAAGTTGAGAGCTAATAGAGGGTTTGGTTAAACAGTATAAATAGCCGTCCCTCATCGAAACATCTATTCCGATAGGAACACGATCAGCAGCTTTGTTTGTGCCTCCCAAAGACTCAATTGGATAACGGCTAATAGGAAACTCTCTAACCAGATTGCCTTTCAGGGAAAATTCCGCGATTGTTTGCCTGGTTAGGTTGGTAGCAACAACAAGTTCTCTGATACTATCATACGCTAACCGGTCATTCTTTGAAAACTCTCCCTCTAGGTCTTCAATACGACCTAATCGCCTAGTACCATCCTGCTTCGTAGATGAGATAATAACAATAGCACCACCAGATTGTTCGCTCCACTCTATGAACCATACCTCGTTATTGGGAGGGACTGTTACTGGAGAGTAAAAAGGTTGGAAGTTAAACTCAGATTCGTTTAGCGGGTTTAGCTTGGTTGTAAACTCGTAAACTTGCAGTTTCGGCACAAGCTCTTCCTCATCTTCATCATATTCGCGTCCGAAGACAAATATTTGGTGGTTTTCTAGCTGGTTATCATCGGTAGCTTCGTAGAAATGAGCAACCTCAATTTTGTCAAATTCTAAGGTCTGTGCCTTACCACTAGGGTTAATTAAATTCCAATCTCTGTCATAGATATAAACTTTAAAACCTTCAAACCGAAAGTGTAGCTCGGCACCAGCAGCAAATCTGGAGTTAAACTTCCATACCACTCTACGGTCTATCTTAGGATCAGGTCTAGTGATAGTCGCCCCATAGCTTGTTATCGTTTCTAACCCTACGGTTTCTTTGCCACTAGTAGCAATGCTTCCAAAACTTGGGGTAAATGAATACGATAAGGACTCCCCTAAGAAATAGGTCTCATTAATACTATTTAGGACTACAAAGTCGTTGTCAATCTCTATGAACTTTATTCCTTCTATCTCTGCCGACTTCAGAATTACCCCATTTGTACCAACAAGGTGGAATTGATTATCTGACAGAATTATAAGAAATCCGTGACGATCATCATAATAAGCCTTGTCAACATCTCTAATAGGGGAAGGTAGTATGGATCCTTCATAAGGAGGACCATTGTTGGGGACTTTAATTATACTATCCTCTGTTTTCTCGAACAAGTAGTAGCTACTGGAAGCAACATGGTGGGAATACAATGCACCATGACTGAGGTTAAGGTCATACTCACTTCCGTTAGGGATAGAAAGATGAATATCAGCGATATTGCCGAATAAATAGTCATCTTGAATACCAATGCTTCCATCAGAAGAAAAGGTAATGCCAACACCGATATAAAGAGGGAAGTCATTAGGCTCGATTTCTTCTGGAGGTCGTTTCTTGGAGGCAAAAAAGTCGTTTGTGTAAAGGTAAGTGTCTTGAGAGAGTTCTACAGTGAGAGCTTGATAGTCATTGGAGTTAAGGCTTTCTCCCTCCTTAACTAATCTCTCCGAGAGGGATACACCAGGAGGATAACTTGGGAAGACAAATATCTCCCCGTTTCTAGTTGCAGAAAATAGTTTCCTGTTAAATGACTTTAGTACAACAGGATCGGAAGCAGAAGATATTCCAACCTCAGGAACCCATGAAGGAGATGTCTGATATCTATCGTATGACTGGACAGTCCCATCAATGAGCATTCTGTGAAGTCTATCTTCGTAGACCTCCATTCCTATAATTTCTGAACTTGGTTCTGATATTGGCTCTGGCGTCTCCTCAGTATAAATATCATACTTATAGACTACATTATTCAGCCGAGAGAGAATATACAAGCTTGGATTGTAATCTGTTCCATCGATAGTATTGTCAGAACTTGGATAAGATGCTATATCAGAGAGCTTCGATTGACCTGGCGTAGTTAGCACTTTCCATATTCCGAAAAGGGAGTTATAATAGCAAACTCTGTCTACCGTCGTTACGTATAGACTGGGAAGGGTATTAGAGTTGGGGTCACTAGGATTGCTTCTGATAGTAGCGGTCGTCTTGTCTGCTTCTAATAGATCATCAACAGTCATTCCAATGAGGCTTAGATCCTGCTCATTAGGAATGAAATCTCCTATACTAGTGTCTACTTCAGCAATCACCCAGTTTGACCCATCATATTTGTAGATCCCTCTGCCTAAAGGTTGCGGATCTGAGTGATCCAATCCATAGCAAAACACAAATAATTGATTCTCGTAGAAAGCAGCTAAATAAGGATGATATCCACATTCATCAAGTCGTGAAACCTCAGACCCGTCCCACATAAGAACATCGTTTGTATTAGAACAGGCAACAACGAGGTTTCCTTCAAAGGAACTCATAGAAGATGGGTCTATACCAAAGTTGGAAACCCTTTCCCAGTCTTCTATCGAGGTATTATATGCAATTAGTCTTTCATCCTCAGTAGCAGCGTAAAGGGTTCCATCATTTTCTCCAACAACCTTTATATTTGACCCGACTGATGTACCAACAGGAGTGTATGAGACAGGAGGAGAAGAGGCATCATCCCAATCGAGTTTAAATACGTCTTCCCCTTGAGGGAAGTAGAGAGAATCGTTATAGACAACTCCTTTACCGAGGGGACTTTCTAAGAAGGATTCAGTCCAATCTGTCCAAAAGTCACTGTTTGCATCATAGCTAAAGATTTTGCCGTTGCTGCAAAGAGCGAAAAGCTTCCCACTCTTGGGGTGATCTAGTATCTGAAACGGGTAATCGTCTAGCTCTCCCACAATAGACAACCGACCTACTGTTTCCCATAGGTAAATTCGATCTGAGGTGGCAATCCAAATGTTTCCATCCTTTTTAGCAAGGGAGTGAGCCCCACCTTCTACTGAAGGGCTGTTTTCGCTATTCCCAATTACTTCTACCCATCCAGGAGAGTAAGTTATTAACTTTGTCCATACTTTGTCATCCGATGGATAGGTAAATAAAACATAGAGCACATCATTTAGCTCGATGACATCAACGGGATCTCCGCCAAAAACAGAGTCCTCTTCATTCTTGTCAGAAATACTATACCAATCTCCAGTATTACTGTCTTTTAAGAATATATCTTGTGTTGTTAGAGCAACCAGAGACCCCTTATATTGGCTTACTGCTACTACCGTTTTATCCTCGGGGAAATCAGTGTCCCTTTGCCAGATCAACCTACCATTACCATCTTTTGACCCATCAGTAAAAAACAGTCCGTCATCGCAAACCAAATAGAGCTTTGAATCGAGAACATGAAAGCCACGAGGGTTAGGACCAAAGTCAGCTTCTAATGCTGAACCTTGTTTGTTCCATTGGCTTGACCCTTTTTCTTTGACATACACCGAATTATTACCCGCCGCAGCAACGAACAGATCCCCACTATAGTTAATTATGCTTTCTGGCTCAGCAGTGGAAGAAAGGTTGGTATCAAATTTCCATTCTCCATTAACTAAATTGTAGACATTTCCATCAGAACGTGAGATTACATGAATATCCCCCGAGTCATCCATTTCCAAATCAAACGGGTCAGATCCAACCTCTGGATCCTGAGCAAACGTTCCATCCCAAGATGTTCGGCTAACAGTGGCAATAGAAGAAGATGTGCTAAATAATGCGTAAACTGTATCATCCTTCACAGTTAGGCGGTTCATGCCCTCTCCGGGAACAACTCCTTTCCTTTGCCAGTTAATTCCCTCTAACTTCCAAAGATTTTGCGAGTCACGGCAAACAGTATATAGGTCGCTATCATGTGACTCCAAAGATATTGGGTATTTGCCGACTTTTCCTTCCCCAGAAGGAAGCCACCCACCGATGCTAGAAACCTTTATCCTGTCTTCTCCCGAGCAAGCTACATAAAACTTAGAGCCTGTTCCTTTGTCAAACTCAATTATATCAGTTGGATTTTCTCCTACCTCTTCTTCTAAGAGCGGGTTTCTGCTCCACTTACCTTGAGAGAAGGAATATACACTATTGAAATCAAAACATACTGCATATATCACATCTTGGTCTTGATCATTATTGTAAACTCGAATCGATACCGGGCTCCGACCAATGAGACCGTTTAGTTTTGACCAGGAGGAGCCTTTATCCTCGCTATAGTAAACACTATGTCCGTCTTTGCAAGCAACAGCAATAACAGAATCTTCGCCGTTAAAAGATCCGCTATCACCATCGATTGGATAAGATTCTAAAAGGTAACCTTTATCCCAGTTTTGACCCCTATAGCTATAGACCTTGTTTTCCTCTTTGCTTAAAGCAAACAAGGTACTACCGGATCCTATCAAAGACGTAACCTCTCTCCCCACTCTATCTTGTCTAGAGAAGTCTGTCGCTCTTCCGGGCTTGACTTCCCAAGTTAATTCGCCTTCAAATTCTCTAAGAGAATAGTTTCCTTTAGTGAGTAAAGTTTGTGAGCCGACTTCCTTCTCACCAATACCAGCAAAAAGGCTAAGCCGAAGAGTATTATTAAGATTCAACTGCTCGGTACTATCAACTTTTAAGTAACTAGGAGGACTAGTAAACCCAAAAAGCATTGATAAGTCTCCGAGAGGGGTTGTAATAGCCTGCCCATTAAATACAACCAAAGGCATTCTGTCAGAGTCATTTTGATAGGCAACTAGACCAAGAAACTGACCATACAGACGCTTGACGCCAACATTTCCTCCCCCAGCAAAATTCTGCAAACTAGTTATATCAATAAATCCGCTAGAGTCAAAGAAGAAGTCGGTTTCAGTATCGTCATCAAAACGATAGGCTGTAAAACAAGAATCCTGGTATTCTGGATTCTGCCGATGAAAAGAAAAGGTCTCCTTCACATCGACTTTAGGTGGGAATTGCCTCATCTTAGGAACGAAGTATCCAGTTCTTACTGTCGGGGAGTTTGCACTCTCTCCTAGGAGGTCTGGAACAAAGTTGACCGACACTACCGAGTCAAAAGAAGGTGAAAACTCTCCATCTGGACCTAACTCCTCAAAAGGTGCAAACTCAATTGTAGATTGTCCCGGGACAACAGCCTCTTTATTAAGATCTCTGTCCTCTCCAATCATCAAGTCTTTCCAGGACTGGCTTTGGGAAAAACTAGTATTAGCAGCACTTGGATCGGAGGTTCCCTCTGTGAGAGTTATAGAGTCAGATCCAACCACGAAAAAGTAGTCCTTATAATTTTGAACAATTCGAGTCAGACTACTGTGTTTGTCAGAGAAGGAAGAGAGTTCAGCCCCAAAGCTAGAAGAGAAAAGTCTTATATCACCATTACTATAACCAACAGCGATAGCTGATCCATTAGTAGCGAGCTTTTCTGTTGAACTACCAGGAAGTGTTTTAACCTCTATTTGAGGTCTCTCCTGATCAGGTAAGAAGCCAATAGATATACTAGGAATCTGACAGCTAGTAATCCCTGAATCTCCTCCAACCAGGATTTCTAGCCCCCTATCATCGAAAAATCTAATTTCGTTGACCTTTCCAACCCCAGGCGTCATACTTTGAACTATAGAGGAAGAACGATAAACCTCGACCTCGCCGTTTCTATATCCAACTAGAATATATCCACGCCGAGGGTCACTTTCTATTGCCGTAGCGTTAGAACCAATAGAAAAGCTGGTTTCTACACTAACTCCATCGATGACATAAACTTCTCCATCACATAAACAATAGATCTTACCATCTAGCGAACTGTAGGTAAGCTGGGTTGGGTTAGAACCAACTGCAATGAGAGATAAAGGTCTATAATTATCACCTCGGTTTAAACAGACCACAGTAGAATTACTGCCTGAGTTAGCAATATATAGATAATTTCGGGCTGTATCAACGGCTAAATCATTCAGATGTCTGAAGAAAGCATAGCCAATATTATCTGTTACTTCACCAAACTGGTTATTTTCAGTTGGAAAAGAAGAAAGGATAACACCAGTGTCCTCTTGACTGTTATTAAATGAAGCCAGTATCTCACCACCGTTAGCAATAACCTCAGAAGAATCAAATGATGAGCCTGCTGGAACAAAGGTGAAAGACGCCAAATTTTCTCTATACTCTAACAACTTATTACCGTAAACCAGATAAATCCTACGGCTCCCGGCAACATACAAGAATTCTACCCTTTTGAAAGATTCGCTCAGTCTATCTTCTAACGGCAGCGTTTTGTCGCCGGTTGCAATATCAATGATCTTCAGCTTGTTAAATTCAATGAACAGAACCTCATCCCCATCTACTGTGAGATCTAGGCAAAAATCACCGGTAATTTTCTCAGTAGGAACGTATGGTAATTGATACTCAGTGATCGAGTCCAGGATAGTATTCCCTAAATAAAGTGTTTGGTTAATGTCATTATACTCTAGGTAGTCTATAGACCCATCAACTTCGATTTCAAGTATCTTAGATCGAAAGAAAACAGAACTAGAATCAACGTTATAGGCTTCTACCTTTCCAGACTGGGAGTTAAATAAGAAAACTAAAGAGTAAACGCTGCTATAGGTAATTAAGGAATACTCGCCGGAAGTTAGAACATCGTAGTCGTCATCAACTAAGTTATACTGGGAGCTTATAAAGTAGACTTTGTCATCCAGCACAAAGCTATAGTTCCCATCCGGTGGGGTAAAATAGATAGCTTCCGTAGAAAACTCTTTTGTAAAAGGATAAGCATTAAATAATCTCATTGTTAGTTAAGGTAGAACTCTTGTAATTGAACCGTCAGTAAAATAGACTCTGATCAACCCCTCAGTTTGGGAGTAAACCATATACTCCATTGAATCTCCCACTTCTAGGGTCTCATCGAGGATGTAGACAAGCTGATCTTCTCTTGCCAGTCGGTCAAACTGGTAAGAGTAAATGTTGGGATCGAGAACGAATATTACATATATCCTTTCCTCTAATTCCAAAATATCTCTGATAGGAGAAGAGGCTAGATCAGGACCGTCGTTAAGCTCAATTAGCTGAACCCAACGATTCTCTATGTTCGCTCGGTAAAACTGGTTATTCTGATCGAAGAAGTAAAGATAACCGTCCTTGTAGAAATATGGACTATCCACCTCCTTAGATATTTTATCGCCCAGAAGCGGAAAGCCGCTATCAACTGTCTGAAATCCCGGAGTATTCTTCACATTAACTAGTAAATAGGGATCGTGATCAAGTGAGTAGAAGGTATCTCCAGGTTTACCTAACGTCAACTCTCGACTAGGATCAGATATGCTGATATCAGTCTTTGGCGGGATGGGCTCCTGATTTAACCTGATAATACCCTCTCCAAAAAGGCTGATGATCGTATTTGTATCTGCTGTCAGATCGTCACCTGCTGTAAAGGTTTCAGTGAAAATTTCTTTGCTAGTAGGTGACGACTCCGAAAGGGAAACAACATAAAGAGTCGAGCTTTGGGAATCAATCTTTATAACATCCCCAACAGAAACCTTCACTCCTATTTGTTGCCCAAAAGTTAAAACGTTGGCACTTTCACCCTTGCCGATTGATTCCGACAATGACGGAAGGATGTCATTGTCCCGCTTGTAAACAATATAGAGGTAGTTGTTGAAGTAAGATAGTGCTAAAGGCTTTCCCGGCAGATAAGTTCTAGAATACAACTCAAAAGCCCCATTTAGTGTGTAAACACTATTTTCCTGTTCATCTAAGATATGAAGCAATTGATGATCCGGGTTGGAGTGAAGGTCACTCAAAGACCCTTTAACGTCGATTGTATTAAGTGTGGAGGTCAGAGATGACCCAATGTATCGAACAAGATTCTGACCACGATCAACAAAAAAGGTGTTTCCGTTAAACAATTCTAAAGAACTTGTTTCCCCACTTGTATCCTGAAAGGGATTAGAGACCTCAGGCGATAGAGTTATTCCTTCTGGATTTAAGTTGTAGCCTCTAAGAATTATATTCCCAGAATTTGACTTTCCTGTTACAAGAAGGTTGTTTATAGCATTGTAGATAGAGATTGAGATTAAGCTTTGGAATGTGTTATCCGGTACGCCTATATAAGCAATAGGAGACATACCACTTATACCACTACCTCTATCATAGCCATAAACAACGACCGTTCCGGAAGTGGACTCTGTAATACCATCAGTTAGGTTTTCAACAATACCATCGGGAAAACAAACATACAGATAACCGAAACTACTATTGAATCTCACGTCAGACGGAACATAAGGACCATTAGAATCAGGGTTAATTAGCTTTCTTTTTGCATTTGCTCCTGACTCTTCCAAAATTATTTCAGATGTTTGAATAGTGGTAATAACAGTGAAGTTATCATTGACTAGTAGGAATGTCCCGTTGTCAAATGCCATAGCAAAGAAGGAATCTCCCTGACCCTCATACCATTTCCCTAAGACACAACTAGTATCAGATGAAAGACTCCCATAGCCAGCCTGACCTTCTAGATCATAAGCAACGGTTTGAGACTGAAACCTACTGTCATACGTCGTTATTCTCAACCCAGATATTCCTCGCAACCGGTCGTTGGATCTATCGCCAAAATAAGTTGGGCTAAGAACGTTAATGCCATCGAGTCCAAGGGTACGATCCTCTTGAAGAAGATTAATTGCTTTATACTCTCGGATAGTATTTCCGAGAGTGACATACATGGAAGAGCGGGAAGGAGAGTGGACGTGGTCTGTACTACTCCCGTAAGGAACGAACAGATCATAATAACGCTTGATCTCGCCACTATCAAACGTAAAATAAACAGCAGCGTCCAAGGAACTACTCGTCACACTGTCAAAGTAGAAAGAAAGAACTTTTGCATAGGTTCTTTCGATGATCGGATCGTACTCTAAAGATTGAATCTGCCCGCTAAAACCATACTTGGCTTCGTCTAGTCTCGTTAGTTCCTGTAGGTCTCCACCGCTCCACTGGTAAACTCTGAGAAGACTAGACTCTGACCCACTAACGTAGAGGAGGTTTTCTTTAGGAGACCAAGAAACTGCTACCGGTTCAAAGTCTAACTCTACGTATCCTGAACTTGGATTCTCCGGATTAACTACCCATTGAATTCGTCCTTCATTTGACCCACCACGATCAACCAAATAAATCGTATTTGTTGACTCATCAATAGTTGCCTGTAGAACCGCGTCAGCAGGTTCAAACGAGAACAAATTTCTGTTAACAAAGAAGTTAGTATCGAGTTTATGGACGGAAAAAATGTCCTCGTCGATTATGTATATGGCGCTTTGCAATGGACTATAGAGAAGGGAAGCTATTTCTCCTACAGCGTCCTCTCCAGTTTCTCCCCTGTCTATAATAGTAGATATGTTGTTGCTCTTGGTAAATACAAAAAGACCATTATTTTTACCAAGTTCTGCTCTTCCACGATAAACAATACCGTCTACATTTGGGAAATATCTGGCAGGTGCGGTCGGATTATTTGCCGGGCTAATCCTAGATACAACCTTAACTTGATCGGGGCTAACCTCAATAACCTCGTTGGCAGGATCAGAGAACACAACGACACTGCCATCAAACTCTCTATAACTTACAGCGCTGAGTCCAATAGCAATTTCAGGGTATGGAATATAGCCAAACCCAACATCTCCTTCTCCAGAACGAGCTATATAAGATAGTCTTAAAATATGGGAGGCTTTCTGCGATCGCAGTAAAGATAAGGACATAAACTTATCCTTCGTAAAAGGCGATAAATGTTACAACATTGTTTGCTTGAGGGGAGACGACAGAAATCTTGCTTAAGTCATCGATGGTGACAACTGTGGGTTCTTTTGGATCCAGTTCTCTTCCGTTATCACGGGTTACAGCATTGGCTCCCTCTGATGCACCAATGTAGACTGGTCCTTCATTGCTGGAGCTGGCTTTTACTTCACAATGAGACAAAGATCCAGAAGAAGGGATCTGTTGAGTTACTAGAGCTTTGCGTTCATCAGCCCTTTCCAAAGTAACCTGACCTGTAAAAACATTGTTAGGTGGATAAACTCGATCAACTGTTGAGTGTAAAGAGTCGCTTCCATCGATCTCCTCAATTAACCCTTTTACTGAGTCTAAAGCTTCCTCAACATTTTTAGGAAGTGCATAAATCTCGGTGAGTGTTGCCGCCCCTTGTTGCCACTTTCCTTGAAGGGTTTCGTCTGACCGAGAGTCAGGAATTTGCGTTCTCAGTGATAAGGTCTCTGTGTTTCCCTCTGACCCTTTTACTTTTATAGCCATCTAAATCATTCCTATTAAGTAGCTAGCTTCTTTAAATGTAAAATCTAATAACCCCCATTCGTAGTCCCCTTCTGGAGTTCCTTCTTTATACGTATAGTTCACTGGTATTAATTTTAACGGATCGTTAGGATTCGTTGCAAAAAGATAAGCCTTAATACTTGCCCTAGCTCTCCTCCATTCAGCTTCTTCGTCTTCTGAACCAGGAAAATAAGATAGTATATCCCCTCCTTCTAAAGGAGTGATACCAAGGTCAACATTCTCTAGATCATTAAGCCCAGCTTCAAGCGGAACATTTCTTAGAAAACTTCCATCGCCAAAAAACGATCCCTGGAAAATTCCGTTGAGAGTGTTGCCAAAGACGTATATATTGCTGTTCCCGGCAAACACTGGTTTTCCTGCTTCGTTTAAGTCGAAATATTGAACCGCTCCGATATTGTCCTCTGGATCTTCCCTGTTACCTTGAGGAAATCGGATGTCGGGATTTCTGACGTACAAAGTAGATTTACCTTCATCAGGATCCTTAATCGACGATGCACCAATACGATAAAACAACTTAGGAGGAGCATTAAACGGGACAGTAAACAGTACAGACTTTCCCGACACAGATGTAAGTTCGGCTAACCCGTTGTTAAATACACCATCTTCTTCTCCAAGATCATCACCATTCTCGTCAACTATCCGAAAACTGGCAATATCAACTCCTGCATTAGCCGACAGATTAAACCGATAGGTCATCCCCCTAAGAACTTGGATAGACCCAAAGCTTCTCCCATTAAGAGTAACTAGACTAGAAGCGCTATAATTAATGTCAACTTGAATGATTGGTCCAGCCCTTCGATCCACATACCGCTTCACTGCTGTCTGCGTCGGAACTGTATTAGGACCGGGTTCCCCCTCCTGGACATCGGGTCGATCAGAAGATAGATCTGTATTGTCCGATACCTCATTAACCTTAACGCCAACAGAACCAAGCGGCGTTGTAAACGGTCCTAACTCTTCAACGTTTGTTAAGCTAAAACGTTCGGTTGAGAAACTTACTGCCCCGGTTGCTTGGTCAACTGAGAAAAAAGGACCAACCAAAAAGTTACCTTTCTCATCACTAGCCGAATAGAAGACCTGACCAAAGTCAACACGCTTAGCAACATTCTCGGGAACTAAGGTTCCAGACCCACCAACATTTCTTGGTAGCCTAGTACCAGTTCCAATATAACCAAAATCGTGTGACGTCATACGGACTACAGACCGAAATTCATAGACCCCAGAAGTATCACTTTCATCCTCTAGGTTTCCAAAGGGAGAGATGACATTTGGGGATGATACCTGGATACTTTCCCAACTAGGATTAACTAGTACCTTTATATAAACCGTCCCATCATTGGTTACAAACCTTGAAACTGTAAGAATCTCTACCGGCTTAGACCCATCGTCGATCCGAATTAAAGCACCAACCTTAGGATCAGCTCTTACAACCTCGTTAGTAGGATTGTAGACTGGATCTTCTATAACGGCATAGTTGTTAATAATCCTATCATCGCTAATGGACTCGCCAGCTTCCTCATAACCACTTCCTCCGGGTTCTTTTGGTAATTTTCCTTGACCTTCTAAGGTCTTTGTATAGGTGTGCCCAATCCAAATACGTTTAGCAGTGATCTCTGGCGTATTGTCAGGAGTACGGAATTTATCCTGCCCAAGATATCCTTCTGCTTTAACACCATACACCCCGAACCCGTTTGAACAGTTTAGAGCCCGTATTTCTCCGCCATTCCTGGAGTATAGCCCGTTGTTGGTGAAATACGTAAAAACCGATACACATTCAGCGTTAGCGATACCCTCGCACAATATGCCGTAGCCGTTCAGATTGACTTGAGTATAGTCATTAAACTGCATGAGCCTTGACTTGGGCGGATCAAAGCTCAGGCGAGTTCTAGGATCCAGCCTAAATCCATCAACGTGAGCACCCCCTCCTCCATTTCGACGTTGCCAAGGATCTTTCCTAACACTGGCCCAAGGACGAATATAGGATTGGCATTCGTGGCGATCCTCCTCATTATGATCCTCACCCGGCAAAGGTCTTAATGTCTTGACATGGAGAAGGTCATTAATCTGACTTTTCTTACAGTAGGCATTAGTAACCTTCATTGTAGTATCTCCAGGTTCAACATTCCTCTTAAGTCGAACCATGAACTGGTTGTCCGTGGGACGATCATTTCTAATCTCCTCGAACCAGAGTTCTTCGCCCTCTTCCTCGCTTCCTTCTTCGCGCCCAACGTAAGTGCGGTCAATATCCTCGGGATTTAATAGCTCGATTACATCATTATCTGGGTCTTTTGTTCGTTCTTCTAACTGGTATGCAACATAGTTGCTCTCTGCTATCTTATGGAATTTGCCGACTTTTAGCTTTGTTGACCCCTTGGAAGCATTCTCGGTGAGAACAAATAACTCTGTAAACAAAGGATGCTGGTAATGGATAGTTGACCCTTGGGTAAAGGAATAAGATACAAATAGCGGGTCTCCCTGGACTCTTGGGTTTTCAACATCAATGCTTGTATCTCCAACTTTGACCTCAGAAGAAACCACCATTTCTACTACCCTCTTTTCCTGGTTAGAGATATATAAACGGCTACCGGAGGGAATGTTTTCCTTAGAAGGCTCGATGTTTATACTTGATACCTTAGTTTTCTTTTCTAAGGACTGGCGAAGTAAACTGAATGGTACTGCTCTTGGGTCTCCCAAATAGATTTGGTCACCTCGTTCCAAATTCAAGGGGATAGGATCAACATCTATTTCCTCAATCTTGTCTCCTGGGCGGAATAGATAGTTGTCGTAGACTGTGTTGGGGTTATATAACTTTACCTCTCCATCAACAAAGTTATTGTTTTCAATCTGGTAGTAGAGGTTTAGATCATTAGGATTGACTCCTCGAAGGTCAAGTTCTGTATAGCTTGGGCTCCTACTAGTCACCAGGTCACTCTCTTCAAAGTTAGATAAATCTGAGGTGAATCTTATTGTCTTTCCTTGAGTATTCGGATCAATGGAGAAACGATAGCGACGCCCTACAGCTAGTCTCATTTGATGGTTGACTCGTCCATCAACCTCTAGCATTAACGGTTGGTTAGTCTCGTTAGGATCGTAAGTAGGATGCCTGTCATCTTTAGGGATAGCCTTTATTACATTGTTCGACTCTACGAGGTCACTACTTTCTCTTGGAATTAGCTTACCCTTAGCCTTAGTAAGTTCTAATTTGAATAGCTGATGGACATCCCTACCGTCGTTGTAACTCGTTACGTTCTGAATGTAAGGACTTATCGTCTTTAAGTCGGCGTTCTTTCTAAACCCTAAAGTAAATCCAGGTTCAACGACCCCGCGAACTGTCATGTTTCTGATAATGCAGTCGTGAGTTACTTCGAAAAGGTTTGTACCACCGCCATTCCTATCATGAGTTGCCCCGCAAGTATCTGTTGTCGGGTAAACTCGCACCCTCCTTAATTCCTCGCCAATTAAAGAAGTTCTTGGTGGCAGCTCTAGAGGAGCCTCTTCGATGTATAGTCCGGAGTAGACGAATACTGTACAGTCTCCGCGTTGAACCTGCTCAGATTCTAGAGCCTCTTTAATCGTTAGATAAGGGCGGTCAAATGACCCGTCTCTTACAGAGGCATAGGGTTCACCAGTAGAGTTAACATAGACTGTATTGGCTCTATGTCTTTCTGTAGACTGAATGTACTCTCGATATTTAAGGTTATTTAGGATCTGCCTAGATTCGTCATCTAAGGAGACTTCTAAAGATTCGGAATCACCGACTCCTTTAGCTTTCTGACGATACTTAACTAGACCCTCGCCGATCCTCAGCTTTTCGTCTAAAGTATCAAGCTCGTCATCTCCCTCTGTTACTTTTAGCTTACCTTCCGAGCTGATCTGAAGCTTCTCCCCTTCAGAACCTTTTGAGGGATAAATCCTTATACCCGATCCTTCCAGGAAATTATCGCTCGTTATCCCACTTTCAGATCCAGACCCAACTTCTTCCCAGTTTCCCTCGGGACTGGTGTTAAGATAGAATTTCCCATCGGAGGTATCAAATAAAAGTGCAGGAACAATGCCAAAGTCAGATACACCAGAGTCCTCGCTATTAGGGTCTCCTTGGTAATCACCAGATCGAACCTCGATCTTGCGTCCCCAGTTTTGTCTTACCCATTCAGCAAATGTTAGTGCCATATTAGATTCTTTCTTCTACATCTACAGTTATCTCCCCAGAAGCTAAATTCTTTAGCTCTGGGTTATTGAATTGAATTGTGCTTGGTGCATTAAACTTGATCTGAGCTGGATCTCCCCCAAACTCTGATACCAAGAAAAAGTCAAGTGGCGGGTTAGAAGATTCGACGACAAGGTTGTCGGGATTAACAACAGTTATGCCGACGTCGAGAGTAGAAGTGCTAAAGGTGTCGAAGGTGTAACTTTGAGGTCTAAATCCTCGAATCTGATATTGCCCCGTTCGGGTTACTGTTCTGTTGGCAAGGTTAGTAATTTCTACTTGAAAGCTATACGAAGCACTTTGATGGACGTCTTGGTTGTTAACCCGAATAATTAACTCCCAGTTGGATCGACTAGCTTTCTCGTTAATCTGTTGGAAAGTACCTTGATCATCACCAATTGATCCACTAACGTAAGAGACATTGAGTAATTGCTGGTCAAAAGAAAGCGCGATCGCGTGGTCAATGCCGCCCTCATCAGAACGGAGTGGAGGATTGGGCTGACCTGATTTCCAGTCGGGTTCGTTGTGAGCGATCTGAACTAGGGTACTTGCCTGATTCTGAGAGCCATTTGCGTTCCGAGTCACCTGAAAAGTAAGGTTATTCCCACTAACTCGATATCCTTGTGATCTGCCATTACTATTGAGGGAGGCTAGAATTGTCAAATTAGAGTCATCATCAGTCGTTGACAGCTCGGATGATGTAATCTGCTGGGTATCAGCATTATTTACAAAATATTCGATACTTGCCTCCTCAGAGTCTTTTAGGGCTTCCTGACCGTCGGGATAAACCGGAGAGTTAAGGTTAACTGTTGGTTTAAGGTTATTAAGAGTTACAGTGTTATCTGTTTCCACTTTGGGAGAAAGGGCGCCGTTACTAGCCGTTTCTACTCTCAGTTTTCCTTTTAGATCTTGAGGAGTCGTCCCTCGGTTAGCAACTACAACTTCCCTTGTCACCTGGCTTGTAGCTCCAAAGGTGAAGGTCTGAGATTTAAGAGCCCCAAAGTCAAAGATGATCAATTTGACGAACGGTTCGTCAGCCTCAACGGTTAACTCAATCTTGTCATTCTCTTTTAACTCCGACTGAATTCCCCCATTAGGTCCGCGAGGATAAATGCCAGAAAACTCTGCTAAGGTTATATTAGCGGGTTGAGTTCCACTAAATGGAAGGACAGTTTTCCCTCCGTTTCCCTCAATTTGGATTTCTTTTGGGTCAGAGAAATCTAAATCGAGATCAACCGTTGCTGTAAACCTACGGTCACCTTCTATCTGCTGGTAGTTAGAGAAAGGAACACCATTAGCAGTATAGTTACCACGATATTTTTTCCCTCCGTCAAACTCAATCTTAACTGTTACTTTACTAGTCGTCGTTGAGAACGATTCTACAACCCGACTGACTGTTTCACTACGACTAAGATTTACTGTTTCCTCAGAATCTTGAGGGAAAACATCAACGACAAAAACACTAGAGGAACCAATATTTTCAAAGTCAGGTTTATTCGTTAGATCTTGGTAATCCCCCGATGTCGCTACTGGTTCTAGATCAGGCTTGTCGGACAGATCCGAATAAGAACCGGACGTAGCAACTGGTTTCAGATCCGGCTTGTCACTAAGATTCTCATAGGAGATATCAGGTTTATCGGTAAGATCAGAATAGGATCCACTAAAGGCAATGGGATGGAAGGTCGGAGTTCCTGAAAGGTCATTATAGTTTCCAGTGAAAGCGACCTGAGAGAAGTCCGGGGTTCCAACTAAGCTTTGATAAGATCCAGTAAAAGCAACAGGTTGTAGGTTTGGACGATTGATTAGATCCTGATAGTTGCCGGTACGAGCGACCCTCTCTAGGCTTGGCTTGTCAATGAGATCCTCGTAGGAACCTGTTTTGGCAACTTGTTTGAAGTCTGGTTTATCGCTAAGGCTTTCAAAAGACCCAGTGAAAGCAACCTCACTAAGGGAATCCTGGTCAACATCAATCTGAATCGTGTTACTAGAGGGATCGGTAGTGATATCGACACCAGTTCCAGGAACTAGGTTAAGTAGATCCTCACCGCTAGCGACAATATTGCTTTGTCTGGGAACAGCTATTGTCTTAAAGTGTGACCCCAGGGAGACTTCTACTTCACCATCGTCTGTTTCTTCAACCAATAAACCAGAATCCGAGTCGAAACGAAGTGTACTAGTTGCAAACCGAGTTGGTGTCTCGCCTGGAGTTTGCGAACCAACAACGTCTATCCCTGCTTCAATATTAACCCCGTCAAGATCTCCTGAAGTTAGAATTCTCCTCCAACTTCCATTGACCTTTTTATAGAGGTTTCCGGTATCACGATCAAATAGAAGGTCATAGGGAGCCCCAAAAGCTTCTACTGAGTCAGGATTTCCGTTGTAATTACCTGATCGCAGTGTCTGTTTGCTTGGCCAGTTCTCTATTATGAATTTTTCTAAAGACTGGATATCAACCATTAATACTCTTCTATTGAAAGATCTCCGCTATTAATCGTAAAAACCTCACCATCTTCGATCTCTACCTCTGTATCTAATTGGTCAACAAAATAGGAGTTTCCAGATGATGGGCTATCCCAGAGAACGAGGTAACGAACGGTAACGGTTGCTCCACTGCTGTTCGTCAAACTATAGCTAGACAGATTGTCAACTTTACCCCCTCCCTGATCAGACCAGTTATTAACCTCCAATCTTTGACCTTCCTGCCAAGTAATTGGGAATAAAGTGTTTTTTTCGGGATCATTCCCAGGGTTACTAGAATAAAATTCCACCCAGAATCCCCCATTAGGTGTTAAGGGCTGAGATCCACTAAAAAATATGTACTCCTGAAGTTGCTGCTTATAGCGATTTGTTTTAGGCATTATTCAAATTTAATCTCGATCCAGATTTAATCCTTATAGGAGATTCAGAGATACCAGGATTAGTTAAAGTTATCCCAGTATTTGTATCACGATTCCTATCGTTGTCCCTATAAAGAGAGGTCTTCGCTATTCGGTAATATAACTCGGCTGGCTTTATATCCTGAATCAAACTTGCTGCTTGTGGATCTTCTCCCTCAGTTTCTATATACCCAAGCAATTGGTTACTATCGACTTTGGTGGTTGGACTATCAAGCGAACCTGGGTTAGCTGTAACTGTTTCATTGAGATGCTGTGATATTAAATCATTGGAGCTTCCCAATAGTTCAGATGAATCGCCTACATAATAGTTACTCTGAAGGTCAATTACCTCTGACAAATGGGAAGTCTTGCTTATAGAAAACAGATCTTCCCAAGAATTAGGATCAAACCAACGGGTTGTGATAGACCACCCTGTACTTGATTCGTTCACTTGGTATGGGTAAGGTTCTGGTGTTTTTACCTCAACTGAACCTCCAAGCAGACTACTTATTGTCTCTGATATCTCTTCGATGGTCTTGTTTTCTGGGCGAAGATATTGGCTAAGCATCTGATTCCAAAAAGTATCAGAGGTTAATTTGGGTTTAGGAAGGTAGACTGAGGCATATTTAGCTAGAACAAACCCTACTGCTGATGAAATGTCTTGTCCTATCTCGACTAAAAGATATCGAAGAATAGAGGATAGAGTGCTGCTAACATTCGATAGCAATAAGTTAACTAAAGTGCTATCAGATCGCCTTAACACCTCGGGCTGGAACCAATAGCGCCCTACAGGAAGCATTCTAGTTGCTTCTTCATACAGTTGCCAGACAGCTAGTATAGCTTCCTCTGCTAGCAAAGGAAAAGGAGGTATATTATTGAAAACTTGCTGAGTCGTGTCCCGAAGGGATATAGCACTTTGGGTTACTAAATTAGGGATCTCATCAGGATAGTGATAAAGACCGTCTGTCTGATTGGTTGGGAGGTCATAAATAGGGCTTTCTTCCAGAGTGTTGCCAGACGAATCTTGGAAGTCTGGATAGATATTCTGTAGAAACCCTTGTCCAAAGATGATCATTCGATATTCTGAGTCATCTTTTTCGTCCTCTCTTTTCTCTTGTAACCGGGAGATAAAGCCCCTGATGATCTCTACTGTGTCTGAGTTAGATAACGAAAAATAAATCTGCCATATAGCTCTAGCTACTGGAACCCTTAAACTATCAGTATCTGACGCATCAACCATCTGTAACTGTTCAGCGGGTTGAGCCGGGAGTTCTGCTAACTTTAAATAAAGTCTAGCAGCAGTAGCATGATTTTCGACAGAGTAATCTAACTGAAGGGCTTTAGTTAGGTAGATAGAAGAGAGGAAGCTTGCTTCTAAACTTTCACTCGAAAGAAAGAAGCCTTCGGCTGATAAAACCTCCGAGCTAAACTGGTTCCCACCGTCGGTTGCCGCCGAAAGTAGTAAATTTAGCTGCTCAACAACGAACTTTAACTTCTTATCGAGTTTTATACCTCCGTCTAGGGTTTTTATCTCTGAAAGCGGTTTATCATAGAAATAGCTTAATCCGTCCAGAATAGCCAATCCTAAAAAAGCGTTTTGAGCAGTCCACACTTCTTCGGAAACAGCCCGGTCTAAACGAGGCAATCGATAAGGAAATCCTGGAATAGCTTCATCTCCTGGTTCATAGCCAACATCAGACTCGATGGCGCCAACCTTCTCAATGTAATAATCGCTGATAGTGTTAAGTAGTCCGACTAAACTCTCTTCGTCATTCCCCGCGATCGCGAGATAGATTCCATGAGCTACAGTCTCTGGATCGGAGAAACGAAATGATCCATAAAGATGAGGAGTAGGCAATGCCGTGTAGTACAAACCCCTTATCTCTTTCTCTGTAACCTTGGAATTAGAGCCTTGAACTCTAATCGTGCTATGAGCCGCTCGAACTGTCCTAATCTCCTGAACCGTTGGAGAGGTAGATGAATAATATTGATATTTATAAAGACCAGGAATCAGCCCTGAGGTTGGTTGACTTGTTTTCTGATGAATCGTGACTCGGGAAAGAACCCCATCACTCAAGAATACGTAGGGATTATCTAGCGTCACTAAAGAGGGATCTGAAACAGGATAACGGTTAAGTAAAAAGGAACGGTTGTCGTCCGAGTGAAAGTAAACCTCGTCTATTTCTATCCGGTCACTGATCTTAGGATTCTCTGAAATAAGAATCGGGTCACTAACCTTAATTGGTCTCTTTAGACTATTAGCTTCGCCAGAAATAGACTTTTGATGGAAAGTGTCAAGGTATAAGTCATACCCCGAACTACTAACTCTGTATTCAGGCTCGGGTCGTCGAGCGGGGCTAAAATCAAATCGGTTAAAGAAGTTTTTCTGGCTAGAGTTGAGTGACATAAGTTATATTAACTCGGCTGGGATAAATAAGGTCAGAAGAGGCTATTTCAATAGAGGTTTTAGGGATAGATACCCTAAGGTCTTCATAGATAGATTTCAGCGATTCTTCTAAGTCACTAGGGTTAAATATATTATTTGGTTCTAGATTCCGGGAGTAATCGAATACTAAGGCTCTAATGTAGTCACTTAACTGGGACTGATCGATCTCTGGAGTTGCTGAAACAATAATCTCGACATCAATGCTAACTCTTCTAGCTTGTTTAACGGTAACTGTAACACCGGGGCTCACCCAGGATCGAATCTCGTTAGCAATAGCCTCTTGGTCTGCTTCTGTAAACGAAGAAAATGGATCAACAAGAACAACTAAGACTCCACCGCCAGAAGGTTCAACTCTTACATTGGCGATGGATTCTCGACTTAGCAGCTTTTGTTCAATCTCTTTTGATGTAGTTCTTTCTCGGTTTTGGGCAGATCGAATCAACCGAAGCCGAAAGGATTCATCCGTCTCTGGTTCTTTACCCCCTTGTATAGAACCACAAACTTTTCCATCAATTGTTTCCCCGGATCCTACTCTAATCTCTAACTCTGGAAACTGGGTAGCAACGAGTCTAGTACCGCTTCCGAGATTATACTCTCTCCCCGGCTGATCAGCCTCAATAGGAACGGCTGTTTTGACTTTTGGGGCTAATGATTTAGAAGAATTAGAGGGAAGGTTAGTTCGGTAAAGAAGGTTTGTCTCTGGATCAGCAATTACCGAATTGTTTGGCAGATTTACTATCTGGTTGGAAGTGTTTTCTACCACAACGTGACCTTTAGCTCTAGTTGCCTTACGGCGGTCTAGCCAGTATCCCTTACGGTCTAGACTCTCACCTGTAGCAGATATTAGAAAACTGTCTTTCTCAACCTGATCAACTTTTTGTTCAAGACTTAATTGAGAAGCAGCGAAAGAGCGGACTAGCGCTCGAACAACTGACCCCTCAGAGAGGTCAATTTCCAAATTTGACCCAGACTGCATTGCTGCTGCTATTTCCTCTTCGATTTCATTGATTGGTCTACTCAAGGGTTAAACTCTCCTGTCTTACTGTTGCTTCACCTTTAATTTGATACTGTAATGTCACCTCAACTGTATCGGGTTGAGTGGAATAAGCGCTGACTTCTATAATGTCTACACGTCCGTCTTTTTCCAAAGCAGAACGGATAGAGTCTTCTAAACTAGAGAGATTTGGATCTGATTGGGAAACAAAGAAAGCGCTGTTGTTTCCAAAACCTACCCCTACAGCTTTCCAGCCGCTAGGGTTTAAAACCCAACGAGCGTAGCCCCCAGTCGGTGTTAAAGCTCTACGAATTAAAGAGGTAACGATAGAATGTGTCCCCTCTACCGTGTTTATATCCCCAGAAGGATTAATCTGAATGTCATAGTTGTTTGAGGGGTCGAGTGCTAGATCTTTTCCCGTGTCCTTGTAATCAAGTGTCGGCTCGGACTCTCGGTTAAATCGTCTTTCGATCATAGAAAACTAATGGTTGGCTGCTGACATCCTTCCCCACATCCTAGTATTTTTTGTGGGGAGTTAAGAGACCAATCTCTCGACTTCAGCTTAACTGGTATCATACTATCAAGGTCATAAAAGCTGACATATATAGTATATATCCCCTCCTTCCATTCCGCAGATCCGTTATATTGGCAAATACCTCTTGAAGAGGCATCATTTCCCTGAAGGATAGGAGACTCATCCTCTTCATCTTCATCAAACGACTGATAAGTGAGAGTCCACCCTAACGAACCGGCTGGGACGTCATTAAAGAGGGCGCATTCGGCATAAAGTTCCCCTAAATTCTTAGCCGACCAAGCCGATAGAGGTCGAGGAACATTGCTATAAGGAGTGACATTCTGCCGATAAACAGACTGGAGAGTTTGGTCAACCGAACTCTTTAACCTAACAGGAACTCTTTTCCCATCGTCTAAAGCAACGCCAATCCCTTGCGGCAAAAACCTGAAGATCTGACCTTTAATGATGGTATCGTTTGTCTCAATTGTCACCAACCTACCATCCTGTTCAACTATTTCTAACTTCTCTGGGTCTGGAGAGTAAGCATTAGGGTCGAATGCTGGTTTAAACATAGCTTTGCCTCCGTTGATAGTTCACAGAACCAGCTTTTTGGACTGAAGGTTGCTGTAGGGTAGGATTTCCATTAGCATCTGTATAAGTAGGCTGCCCTACTTTCTTGGCAGTTGGTTTGTGCTTGTAAGTGGGTAAGTCTTGAAAAGATTCATAACTTGACGAATAGGTCTGAGGGCTACTAGGAGCACCTTGAGTTGACGTGTTGATATAGACTATAGAACCATTAACGAATGTATTACCACTGGCTTCTGCTGTCAATGTTGCATTAGAGTAGTAGGTAGAGTCGCTCTTAGACTGAATTCCTACTTTTCCTTGTTTGGTTTGGACAAGCAGATCTCCTTTAGAACTAGCCAGGTTGAAAGACTGCTCCGTCAAAATAGAGGCAGCTCCGTATTGACCGTCTAGAGAAGTTTTGTCTGAGTGAAGTTTTTCTTTTCCCTGACCTACTTGAACTGAGAGGTAGTCTGAGTAAAGTCTTCGATTTCCGACAGCACTTCGTTGGTTGGAGGCAGAATGGACGTCCCAGTCAGTGATATAAGTATTCTTGCGGTCTGATAGAAAGGTTAATGTTTTAGATGAATTGATCCAAAGGTGGTTGTGTAAGACATGACCAACATCGGTCATCCGGTGATAGTAAGAACCGTAATCAATAATCTGAGAAGCCATCGACAGTCTAAGGGGCGTCTTAATTACCATCTCTTGATAGCTTTCTAGTCGGACTCGGTTTCCCCCTATCTGGTTGGTTCCAGAAACCGTATTATTGGAGTTTCCACCCGCAGGATCGTTTTCATCAAGCTTGGACTGCTGAGATAGGTGGTCACCACTAGCACTTAGGAAAGGTTTGACATAAGATTCAATCCCTTCTACAGCTTCTTTAATGTCACTATGAATCTCCTTCAGGAGTTTTGTTTCAGATCGATGGGTTGTTAGCTGCTCAGAGATCCCTCTCTTAGCCTGAGATACGGCTACCCGAGAGGCATTGAAAGCTTTCTGCGATTTCTCTTGTAGATCATAGGCGGTAGGGCGGTTCTGAATCGACATTTTGAGCCTCCATAATAGCAGAGTGGAACGATAAATCTTTTAAATCTTCAAGTGATCTAATTGGATCAGGTGTAACAACAAACGTATAACTGCTATCTACTTCCAGCGCAACCGATAAAATCTCATTTTTATCAGTAATAGAGATAGGAATAGGATCTATCTTCCGAGATCCTTCACATAGATATCCTTCCACCGAGTCACCAATAGATCGAAATTCAATCTTAGCCTTATCTCTTACAACACTAGGAACAGAAAGGATAACTAAAGGCTTTCCTTTTGGGGGACGAAGTGTTTTCCCAAATTTGGGAAGTTTGAGTTCTCTATCAGTTAGCCTTAACCAGCTTTCTTTATTTGGGTCTTTCCGGTAAGCTTTGTAATAAGATACAAGCCTATCAACATATTGACGGCTCGGATCTAACGTTAAAATGGAAGAACTGTTATAAAGGGCGTCATGAATGAATGTTAGGTAGCCATAAAGCAGCTCTACATCCTTGTCACTCAAGTTGTCTTCCCACTCAGATAACGGTTGATACTTGTTTGAAGAAGAATCAACAAAAGTGGCAAGAAGAATGTAAGCATCAACAATTAGAGCTTGAAGTACAGTATCTATTCCAGCAGGAGGAGATAGTCTGAGAAACTTGGTTAGCTGTTTAACTATCCATTCTGCGTCCACTGATAAGAGTCCTCTACCAGCAGCAGTTTTGAAAACCGATATTAGCGGTGATCTGACCTGAATCCTAGGAATTCTCCACGCCAAGTTTGTCACTTCTCCTCGGAGAATCCCCGAACTAAGTAAGCGTTGTTTGAGGTCAAAGTTAGGGTCACCAACATCAAGGTCATACAGTGCTGCTAACTCCCCTTGTACCTTTTCGGCAATATCTAAAGAATATCCCATCCTCCTCAAAAGAGTATCATACTTCCTTTCTAATGGTGTTTTGTGTAAGTCCAGTGATCGCCAAAATGTCTCTTGTTGACGTTTTATAATTGATATGACATCAGTGTCGGAGGGGATAGGATCTCGATTCAATAGAGAAAAGGCAACAGATCCTAGAAACCCGGCGTAGTAATAGTCCCGATAATCCTTATTTTCGTGCCAGAAGGCGGAGAAGTCATGACCTTTCCAGTAGGTTAGGGCTGCTGGTGTTAGCTCTTGGGCTTTTCCCCTACGATATTGGCAGTTAACTAGCGAATGAACTACTGCTTGGTTTATTGCCAAATCACGAAGGTTAACTGCTAGCTTCTCTTTAGATTCCCAGTAGGAGTTAAAGAATGCTTCCCCTAGCTTCCTATAATGCCGTTCAGCACGTTGCAAGTTATTACTTTGCCTCTTCCAGAAACGAGTTTTCTCTTCATCCCAGCTACCTGAGGCATGAAGTTCAGGAGGGATAGGAAGATGCGCTTTGTACTCACCCTTAATCTGGTCTGGTAGTCGTTTCATTGGCTAGTCTCCACTAAAAATGTAGTTTCACCGTAGACATATTGATATTGGAAATCAGGGGATAGTTCAAATGTTTCATTATCTATCCGTCGGTATTGGAAAGCCCCTGAGAACTCACTGACCTCTGAGAGTGGCTTTTTATTATAGATCCAAAACAGTTGAAAGCCGCCAAAAGCTGTTTGGATTGGTTCTGGAACAGTAAACTCTAGAGTCTGTCTTGTGTCAATAGTTACAGAATAGGGAAGATAATCCGTTATCTTGAAGTTGACCGTGTGGGTACTTACCTCATTTGCCATGTTAGTTGCTTTGACCTGATAAGTTCTTTCTTCATCGCTCGGCGGGTCATCGATGTCAAACTCTATAGTGTGTCTCCAATTACGATCTTCCCCTTCTATAGAAATAGATTCCCCAACAGGAAGTGAGCTGTCTAACTCAAGGTTACTAATAGGCTCACTAAATTTAATATTAATTGGTTGCCTAACCCCCTCTGGGTCAGACTTAAACTCATTGTTCGTGATAGCTTCTATCTCAAGCGTCTCCTGATCAACCGAAACCTCGATCAACTTTTCGCTTTGGCTATCGTTTGCAGCTCTACGTAGCTTAACAGATACATTGAAATCGCCTTTAGAGAGGTTTGAACAGTTACTCTTCGGTGATAAGTCGAAAGAAAGGTTATTGTTTCTATCGATGGTTAACCCATTGGAGGAGACTTCAATGTCTGAATAGTCTCTTGCCTGAAGCTCTAAACCAGCAGTTTGGTCACATTTAATTGCCTCCTGGTTGTTGGGATAGGTAACATTAACAGAGGAGAATGTCGGTGTTAGGTCATTAAGCCTTAACCTGTCAATTCCGAAGTCTTCTAAAGTGAAAGTCTGTGACCGATTGGCTGAATAGAATCTAAACCTGGCTGACTTGTATGTAAGCGACTGAGTTCCCTCAGCGTTAACTCTTGAGGTAAAGAAAAAGCTCGTTCCGTTTACAGATTTCTCTTCTGCAAAGAGGGCACCGGAATCCTGAATTTCAACCGTTTGAATTGGTTCATTAGCCAGCACTCGGAAGGTGACCTCATCCCCAGTCTTTAGCTCGGTTTGCTCTCCTGGATAGGGATCTATTATCTGGAGATTCTTGACAAGTGGTTCAGCTTTTTCCTCGGTTGGCTGCTGCGGTTGACTGCTTCTCTTAGCCATCTCTTTTTGAGGAAGGTCATCGATTGAGATCATCTCTTGTAAATCATGACCTCTCGGAGAGGCAAATGTTGCCCTAGCAACAGCAGATCGCAGCCTTTCATACTCAGTTCCTAAGGCATCTATGTTGCGACCTGTATTTTGGTAGATTAACTCCGTCATAGCGTCAGTGACAGCACCTTGTTTGAGAGATTGGTAAATTCCCCTGTTCTCTGGGTCTACCTCAGTTGCCCAATCTAACAAAGAGAAAGGATAGTCGAGAACTTCTTCAGAAGAAGGAGGAGAAGAGTTGGTACTGCTTTGGTTGAGAGGACTAGAAACCCCCTCTTCGGGAGGAGTAACTAAATCTAGCCATTCTTGAAGACCTTCGCAACAAATTCTTGTATTTACTATCTCTGCCGGTTCAAACCCACTGATATCGGCTTTTATATTGTAAGAAACAGTCTCTACAGTTCCACTACCAACCGCAGCTAAAAAGTCCATTAGGGCAAGAATGCTATCATGGCGGATTAGATCATGTAGAGCCTGAGAGAGTTGACCAGCATAAAATATGCCGTAGCTGGCTAGTAAAGCGGCTAAATCTGAAGGAGGGAGGTCTTCTAATGCGGAGGAAGGAATGTCTACAGTAGGATAACTTGTGACTTCATAACCTGGTGGTAGATCCCTTGCAACTTGAGATAGGTAATCTGTCTCTCCATCTGTTATGATACCTGCCTCCAATCCGACATTAGGACTCCCGTATTGTTTATACCCGTTGTTTTGGGCAAAAAGATTATCTAGAAAACTCTCCAAAAACGTATCGAACCGAAAAGCATCTCGATCGCGCCTTCCTATGTCAGGGTCAAACAAGTTCTCTAGTATTTCCTGACCATTGCAGGATTGAGAGGCGCCGCGACCTTCTCCAGACCCCGGTCGTGAGCGAGGGAACTTTGATAGCCTTGGTCGGCTAGGGAGACTAGACTTAGCAGCGTCGTTGGCTTTCTTGTTCTCTTGGGGAGATTCTGTAAGGGCAGGTTGGCTTTGAGCCTTGTCTTTTTTGCACTTTCCCTCCTGAATAAATATGGTTTCTCCTAAGACTGAGATCGATTTATCTTCACTGTTGTAGGTCACCGGTCCCAGAGAAACAGATTCAAAGTCAGAGGATACTCTCAGATTAAGAGGTGATGGGAAAAACCGCTTGCTGTTTTGGTTGACAACGGATGCTAACTTTCCCTTGTTGAGATTAACATTGCCACTTCCTAGATCCACATTAACCGGACCAACTGACAGCTTGTTTTTCTCATTGTTAAATCCAACATGGAGCGGTTCTGGTAATCCTTGGTTAAGTTCGTCAAGTGCATTGTTGGCGAGACTGGCTACCGATCCGTTTATAGAGACTGTTGAAGAACAAACTTCTTCGGAAGCACCAGGTCCGGCAGGACGAAGTTGGCAGTTTTTCTCCATGGAAAAGGGACCTATATCAAACTTTGGCTCACCTTCTAGAATAGAGTCAATATCAAACCGACCATAGTCTCCTACTTCCAACACGCCTGTCTTAGTCAGACATAGCTGGAGATAAGGTGGAAGGGACTGGTTTAAAAGAGATAAACCCGCATTAGCAGCAACATATCCTAGGTTATCTTCGCCAGCAACTGTTACTTTGCCAGTATTAGGGTTATACTTGAAAGGTCCAACACTAATACCGCCATTTTTCCCCGCTGATATTTGCATAAATCCGGGGAGAAACTCGTTTAAAGCTTCTAAAGCAGCTTGTTCTATTTTTTCCTGTAATTGTTCAAGACCTTCCTCTATTTCCTTGTTTCTTTTCTCTAGACACCGGTTCATCTCCTCTTGACGGCGGCGATCCTCTTCAGCCTCTTCTAGTTCTAGCTCTGCCTTACGCAAAGTCTGTTTTGCCGCCATCTCGTCCAGAGTATTGTGGGTGATTAGTCGAGTTCTCTTATCCAAGAACTTCCCACTTCTGGGATCAAATAAGGAGTTAGTCCTAGCAACCTGTTCCTTACTCTCTTCAACAAAAGACTCCGCTTCCTCTTTTATTGCCGTTTCTTTTTGCTTTGGAGAGTCAGATACACCGCTATCAGAGTTGGAATTGTCAACAACCTTAGGAAGGTCGGTTAAGTCCTTATAGATCTCTTTACCCACCAAAACCAGAGCATCTTCGGCTAAATTGAGCATATTAGCACTGGGGTTGGCTGCAAAGTCTGGATGCTGGGTAAGAGCATTCTCCCCTTCAATTGCCTCTGCAACTTCTGGTAGCCTGGCTCCAATGATCTCGTGAACCGGACCATTGATCAGCACCTGGTTTGTTGCACCAGTGTTCGGAAACTGAAGAGCAACGCGATCGCCGGGCTGGTATCGGGGGACTACCCCTGATCCCTCTACCCCCATAGATTTAGCAATTTGAAGCGTTGTAGAACCATTAATATTTACTCTTGCGATATAGGTTCTTGTTCGGTCAGAGTAGGGTCCTTCCGAAACAATAATACCGACTGCCTGACCGTCTTTTCTAACTCGGTTTATTAATTTATTTTCTCTGCCAGGGAATCCACCCTGCCCTTTATGGATATTGAACGGATCAGCCATGATTTAAAACGGGGAGACTAATTGAATTTCTGTATAGTAACCTTCTCTACCATCATTCAGCTTATGAACAATCGCTTCCGCGCGATAGATGCTCTCTGGATCAGCTTTGGTAAGGAAGTCAGAGTCACTATCTCCAGATCTCTCTCCTGTTATTATATCGTTGTTACTATCTGCCTCAGCCAGGTTATTTGCCTGCTGAGTTCCCTTTTCAAGAAGGTCTGGTATATCTCCGTCTCCACTCGATTGCCCTTGATTCCCCCTTGGAGTTTCCTGCTTTACTTCTTGCTGATCTGACATTCTATTCTCTTCGCGCTGGTCATAAAGCTCATTTTGCAGCTTTTTAATGTTTTTGTTGAGGATCTTTTGAGTTTCTAGAAAGCCCTTAATATCGTCCTCATAGTCTTTCCCACTTTTATCTTGGGTAATGGGAGATCCTCTAATCTGAAGGCATTCTCCTGGACTCCAAGTTGGATCCCCTTGTACAACCATCATACCGGAACGGGTGTCCCTAGAGAAGATCTGGGCAAAAGATGCTGCGATCGCAGCAGCCTCCTCTGGCGTGTCGATTAACTCGTCGTCTATTTGCTTATAGTATCGAGGGAGATGTCTGCCCTCGTAATAGCTAGGCAAAGCCTCAAAGTTAATTACGACAGAGTTCTTCGGATCCCCTGCTGAAGCGTTAGAAACAATATAGTTAGTCCGCACTGATAGGGAACTTCGCTCTTCTTTTAAGGTGATAATCTCCTGGCGAAGATCCATCTTTTCATCGCCCTTATCTGTGGCAATGCAATATTCTGGTCGGTAAAAATAGGTTCGATATAACCGTTCTTTGGCTTCCTCAGCATTTCCATTTACTAAGCCTTCTATTCCTGTTGTATCATTAAGCCGTGGCGTATAGTAAAAGCATCCGTTGAAGTGATCCTGAAATAGCTCAGTTGGGTAAACTTCATGCTGAGCCATGTATTTGATGTAGTCGATAGGTGTCTGGTTGGCTACGTTGATCCCCACTCCACCAATTGATTCATTAGCCATACTAAATCCAGGACGGGTGACATATATGTGAAACTCTGGGTCTAAGGACGTATTTTTTTGGTTAGATGAAGATTCACTTTTGAGAAGGGGAGGTTGGTTCGCCTTAGAATTAGATCCTCCGTAGAAAAAGCGAGATATATTGGAAAGGTTGACATTATTTGGAACGCTAGTGGAGTAGTGATAGTTTGGATCCTCCAGCTTTCTGTCTTCACCTTTTGAAATATCGCTTATCACACCCCTGTATATACCACGGTCAACGTTATTTTGATCAGGTATATGACCAATGCCCCTTTGAGCGATCTCTAGAATCACTTCTGAACGAGGGATAATATCCTTTTCCTCCCCGGACATCAGTTCACTTACCATTAATCTACCAGGGCTAGCATCCTGAATGGCATTATAACTAACCGTCGTATCCATAAGCCATTTCATGCGATCTCTTCCCTGAAGCGTTAAAGTATGACCACCTTGAGGCGAACCGACCCACTCTATAACATCTATAGATCCATAAAAGATCGTATTAGCTCCCTTATCTTCAGGATGATAATTAAATTCGTCAGAATACCCAGCTTGTATGAGTATGTCTTGATCTTGCTTTATGGGAGTTCCATCGTCAAGTAAGGGCTTTTCTGGAATGGGGCTCGTGATGTCTGGCTGGTGGCAAGAAAGGACAATATAAAAGGTGCTAGCATCCCAGAATCGGGTTATCATAATCCTGGCTTTTTGTATCTGCCAAGAAAGGTCTTTCCTATTAGAATTAGATGCTAATACAGCAAACTCGCCATTAACACTATCTATTCCATAGAGTATAAAGACAGGAGTATCCCCCTGCCTTTGCTTCATGCTACTATGACCTAAGTCTTCTGAATAAATATCATACTTACCTTGTAACATACCCGATTAACCTAACTCGTCTGGGATCTGTGCCGAACCTTCTTCGCCGACGACTGCGTTTTCTTGAACAGCTTCTCCTCCAGAAGTAGAAGAGCTAAATTCGGAGGTTTTATCTTCAAAGTAGATTCCTTCAGCCATGCCTTCCCATTGCACTGGTACTATTCCGTTGTTACTGCCATCGGCTCCAAAACTTAGTACCTCAGTCTTGCAATAGGTAAGCATATAACGTCCTTTGGCTAGCCTGCCCTCTAAATCTCCTTCAAGCTCTTCTGGATTCATTTCGATGACAAGGGAGAAGCGAGGGTGACGAGAAATCCGATCAGATCTTGTCATTCTTGCTCGGCTGCCATCCTCATTGAGTGAGTAGCCAAATGTTCGCTCGACTACCCTGGTATCAACCATTCCCCTTTGAAGTGTCCACTCAAAGGTAAGGGTTCCATCGAGCAAGCGAGGGATTCGAGAGTTAAGCGGGTTATAAGGTCTAGTTGCGTTCCTAACCGATGCCATAAAGGAGACAAAGCGACCAATTAAAGCTAACTCGCCAGTTCCTTGGTCAAGGAGGAACGCATCAACATCTTGCGACTGTAAAGGGTCGGCAAGAGCGTTGTTAATTGGAACAAAAGCCATATTGTCCTCCTTTTATACTTGGGTTTGCAGGGACAGAGTTCTTGTCCGTTGTCGTAAGAAGTTAAGGATGATGTGATCTGCCGGAATTGCTGGATCAAGGTCGATTTGTACGTTAAGAATTCCCCGATCAAGGTCTTCTGGCGGGTTGTTTCTTCGATCAGCAACCGTAGGTCGGAATCCAGTAATCCATCCTTGAGATTTAAGGTATTCCAGCCTAGTATCAACAATTCCCGCTACTCTCCTCATCAGATCATCTGTTAAAGGCTGTGACCTAACAAAAGCAAGCCTCTGAGAGAGATCCATCATGATCTGGTCGTAGACTCTCACAACGGAGACGTATTGACCCTCAATGTCAGTTGAAGTAGTCTGACCATTTAGGAATCTAAGGCGCTGCGATGAACGGTCAAAATAGATTCCCTCAATGCCATTGCGAGTTAGAGCATCTAGATACTCTTTTTCGGAAGGAATATTAGTTGTTGTTGGACCGTTAATGGCGTCGGATCGACTAAGAGCAGCAGGACTGATATGTGGGGATCTCGAATTTACCCATCCTAGGTAAAACCCAATACCTTCTACATTGTTAAACCCGAGCGAAGGGCGACGACCGTATGTAACATAGCCAGCAAGGAGTCGAACCCGCTCATTATTGAGAGAGCTAGGAACAATTGACTTCACCCTAGAAAGAGGTAACCGTTTGGGAAGCTGAAGAACTGCTTGTCGGTAGCCATTGAAACTATCAGAACGATTAGCTTGCTCGATTAACTCTGCAATTACAGGGTTGTCTGTCGTTCCTCGGAATGGATAGTCTGGGGTACTTATAGTAACTAGGTCATAGGACTCTAGCCTTTTAACCGCTTCGACATAGTCGCTATCGCTGGGTTCGTTACCTTCTGATCCTTCTGATCCACCGGTCAGCTTAACGTCAGTTACAAAGTCAGATCCGACGGCGAGAGTGCTTACAGAAGGAGTCTCTGATGCCTGGTTGATAGTGTTGACCTGACTTAGAAAGGTTCCTAAGTTAGGACCAGAACGAATTGGGTAAGAAGACGCCATATCATTCTGTAACTTTTTACCAGCTTGGTAAAACTTAGGAAGATAGTAGGCTCTAACTAGCTTCGAGGGACGAGAACCAGGGTAGATCCCGTTGCTAGTCGTAAGAGCGTTCTCATTAGAAAGGTTTAGACGCTCAACTAATGGTTCATCTAAATACTCCTCAGCATCACGGTCAACCACGATTAAATCGAACAGACCAGCCCGACCATTAATAATGCTAACCTCTATATCAGTCTTTCCAGGGCTAATAGCACGGACTAGAACTAATGGGTCGCCGGACTCTGAATAAAGAACCGTTTCTGCTCTATCCGGACCTTTTTTAGCCTTATCAAAGGTGAGGTTTTCAGAGTTTACCGTTTGTACTAGAACGTAATCGTTATCTACAGTATCCCAATCTTCAGGAATAGTGTCGTCACCAATGTCGGATCCAGGAACAGCATCGTCCGGATAGCCCCAAACTTCATCTCCACTACCATCAGTAGGGGGATTTTCTGTATCTTTAGGATTCTCTGATGTGTCAACTAACGACTTGTCACCTGTTAGGGCGACTTTAATAACCATATTGTTAGCGCCGTCTCCAGTAGCCCGAGTCTCAAACGTAGCGTCTACGAGAGTACGATCTTGGCTAACATCATAGGTTTCCTCTACAGAGAAGTCGGTAAAGATGTCTTGGCTAGACTCTTTAGAGTTTAGCTGGTCGAACAGTTGATTAATAACCTCTTTATAAGGAGTTCCTGGGGAAAGTGCTTCGACATTGCTGCCCGAGAGGAAAGATTTGCCAACATACACCATCGCTTGATCAATCCGAACTGCGAACTTAGAAGGAATATAGGAGTTGCGAATTGACCGATCATAAGTCTCTCCGGACTCGTCCATCATTTTTAACTGGGCTGGAGTGAATCCGGCATCTCCACCAGAGATCTCACTATCTGGTCTAAACAAAAAGCTAACCAATCTAATTGGCTTTTGTAGACTTAATTGGATTGGTCTTGACAAGTCATAGTAGATAAAGAAGTTATAGATGTCAACGCCATTCCAAGTATTTGTAGAGGTGTCAAAAATCACAAATCCATCAACTCGGTCAGAGTTGTAAGAGGGGAACATCCCTGTAATATAAGATCCCTCAGAATCGTCCTTTTTAGGGAAACTAGCTGTTGTCAAATTATCCCAGCTATAAGAGAATACATATTTATCTTCTGTGGGGGACTTAATAGATACTTCACTGGAAGCAGCATCAATCCAATCAGCCGATATGTCAATAGTCCCTGTTCCTACAGTAATCTGAATAGCAAATCGGTATCTTACTTCCTCGATTCCACTAAGCTCGTTAAAGTATTCTTCCGCTGGGGACATAACAGTAGCTTCGCTCTCAAAAGCGCTAGAGCTACCGAACTCATCACCATCTAGGGTAAGACTAACCCCAGGATGGATATTCTCAATAGCATCATCATTATTCGTCTCTGCAATCAGAGTAACTCTGTCTCCTTGTTGAAGATTACCAGCATTGCTAGAACCTAATAGCTTGTTCCCGTTAGGCAATGCAGGGTTATAGATCTGAAGATGGTCTAGAGATCCCACATCAACTGCCGAACTACTTCCTTGAAGGAACAGTTCAGACCGAAGATTGAGGGTTCCTTGTCCCTCTAAATGAGTCTCAAAATTCTCCGAACCAAACGGTGCAGAACCACTACGGTCGCTATTTAAGTCCTCCTTTCTAACGGAGATATTAGAGGTACTCGGAGTAAGTTTAGCAACATTGGAGACATATTCAGTAAGAAGAGTGATACCTTGAGTAGCTACATCTCCAGTTGCATCAACATACGACTGCTGAGGAGTTCCTGCCGTTACAAGGCGAAATCCAACATTTGCTGGAGTGTCACTAGCAATAGCTCTAGAAACTACAAAGTCTCCTAAACCATTGTCTAAAGCAGCTCGAATGGCTACTGCACTAGCTTTGTCGTCATCGCCAAAGAAGTTGGCTAAATCGCTGGCACTTCTAACCCTGGCAACAGGGGGACCTTTTCTAAATTTTCCAGCTATTCCGGTTCCAGTCCTCCAGGGTTTCTGGGGACGGGTTGCCGTTGTAGTTGTTTCAGTTGTCGTAACTGATGGAAAGGCGTTGCGTTGTCTTTGCATAAAGCTTATTCCCTCTCTCCTTTTTCTTTTTTATCTATTTGTCGTTGTTGTCGTGAGTCAAATTTAATTCCGCAATAGACTTTCCCTTAACAACAATGGGATCGACTATCCGTTCTTGGTTAGGAAAGTAGTCAATGTTATAAGGTGAGTAATGAGTGTTATCTACTCTTATGTTGGTTATCCCCGAAACTTTTGAAGTAGATGGTGAGTATGGGGTTGTTGGATCCTCATCTAGGGTTGGTTCTGGTTTAGATTGTGGTTCCGACCCTAAATAAAGGTTAGGGTCAAATGAAGGAAGTGGATAAGATTTGTCGAACGGTTCGTCAAATCGATTAGGATTAGAAACATCTGACCAGTTACCCGGTAGCATGGAGAGAGAATTAAGATGATCCTTAAACTCAGTTGCTACGGTAGAAATCTTGTAGGGATTTGTCTCTTGAGACTGGTTAACCTCTTCTGCCCAACCTGGAGCGAGATAATTTGGATCCTTAGCATGGACTGTCTCGTAGACACTTATAGAAAGGGTTATATAACTCGTATGGAAGACAATGTTCTGAGAGTTTTTAAGCCAACTTGAGGAAGGGTAGTCTACTGCTTCTACATTGATTTGCTTAATTCCGAAAGGCTTTAAGGTTCCAATTTCTCTTAGAACTGATCGAACTAGATAAGTATAATCTCGAATAACTTCCTCTCCAGGAGAAATTGTTAGATCTAGAGTTTCTGTTCCAAATTCCCATTTATCTGATACTTTGTCCTTGCCATCGATTGGCGTTGAAAAACTCTCGCCGTAGGTGTTAAACAGGTCTGAAAGGCTGTCAATGTCTTTTTTCCCATAGGTAACAGACTGAGAGACGTTGAAGTTAGGATCTCGGTAATAGATTTGAACAACGAACCGGAGTTCTCCTCGATCAAAGTAAGAAAAATTATCAGGTCTTCCTAGCGTGTGTTGTTGGTACCCAGCGAACTGAGATCCACTGCTACTAGAAGGATTGTCGCCGCTAGAATCGTAGCTACTGAACATTGGGTAAACAGCGATCGTTAAACCAGGATCAATAAGTTCTAACCCGCCAAATGTCCGAAGCTTGGATACAAATACCTGTTGGGGAGACTGACCTTCTCGTAGAACTGGATAGAAAACGGGCGGGTTTTTTATTGCCGGGTGGAGACCAATAGCACCAACTAGCCCGAGGATAATTTGTCTATCTGTTGCGCCTCTTACTGTTTTCGCCATAGCTACTTGAAATCGAATGGATGAACTGGTTGTTCCATCAATCTAGTTTCATCTTTAATGTCGTCCAAAACTTTAGACCTAGGAAATTTAACAACCCCTACCGACCGATTGGCAGATTTAAGCTCCTCCGAATTTAGAGGGAAGTTATTGTCATACGTTGTTTTTATCCTCAAAGACTTCGGCTTAGAAGAGAAGCGAGTTAAAGGTCTTTTTGTATCACCTAATGCAACTTCTAAATCCTCTGGAACTGATAAAATATCTAGGACAATATACTGCTCTGGGTTGGTTGTGCTAAAGGCTATTAATTTGAAGGCTGCAACTGGATTATCAAGATCAGACCCGTCATTTCTAATAATCGCTCCGAGGGAACGAGTCTCCCCCTGAATGGAGCTTAATTCATTGATCATTGCTAAAGCAGCGGCACCAGGTCTGTCTTCTGGATCTAGATCATCGGGGATATAAACAGTTCTAACCTGTTCATCTGTAGGATTGATTCGGAACTTGATCTTATTACTGGAGCAGACAACGTCCTTACTCCGGAAATAAATAGAGTTCTGAGCTGAATCCTCTTGGGAATCTAACTGGGAAACCTTTGAGCCAGTTGTATCGCCGGTGAGGATTATAACAGTGCTATTTAAGTAATAGTAGGTTAACTGGCTCGACTTAATTCCCCAACGGAAAGGAACCTGCTCAATAGTCCTCCCCTCAAACTCGTCAAAGAAATCAAACCGAATAGATATAACCTCCGACTGAATGCCTTGGAAGTTATACCGAACATAAAAGTCAATGGTATGAGTTCCTGCCGGTCCTGATAAAACAGGAGAAGCAACTAGATTTGCAGTGTTGTCCTCTAAAGTAAGCTCGTTAATTGTATCTGCGATATCGGATACGATCGCTGCCGTCGATACTGATTCCTCATAGGTAGCTACGGTTTGCCAACCAAGCCCACTATTGGTCAGAGAAGGGATATAAATAGAGCAAGTTAGCTGATCACCTTCTCTAATATCTACCTCTTGTCTAGAAAAGAAGAAGGTAGAGTTAAATTCCTGTGAAGGCTCTTCTACCTCTTTTTTCTTGACAGACTCTGGAATTGATATAATCCTTTCTAAATCCTCCAGAGCCTGCTTTTTAATAGAGTTAGAATGTTGAAACTGTTCAGGAATTTGAGAAAGTTGACCGGTTAGTATAGAGGCAGTTAGAGCGATTGAAACTCGCCTAACACCATCACTGAGGAAATCCTCGTTCTCTGACCCCTCTACCGAGTCCAAGCCATACAGAATGTTTTTAATTGCCTCTTCGGAAGGAAACATGGGGTTTCCTTCCTCATCATCAGCAGCCGCTAGAACAAGAGCAATGTGTGGATCGGAGTGGATCGTAGCAGTTTGATAAATCTCCCACGTCGATTTCTGCTCTAGTAGAGCAGAATAGCGCCTCACTTCCCTAGCATAGGTAGCAAGGCGATTGCTGAGATTTTCGAGTTCAGAGTCAACAGGGTTGGGTGTGTTATCAATGTAATCAGCTAGTTCCTGATTGTCAAAGATAAACCGATCATTAAACATCGTGTTCGCTTAAAATACGGTCACATTCTTCTACAACTGCCTTATAGTTATAGAACTTAAGTTTGGTGGCTTTAATCAACTCTTTAGGAATAGGGACTTGGTTCTCAAGGTCTAAAACATAGCTTTTTACTGTTGCCCAATGGGTACCTTCTGAGTAGGGAACGTTTGGTAGAGATAGTTTTCCTAGTTTCTCTTCTAAAGAGAGTTGGTCGTCCTGAGCAACCTCATCCACAGATACTTGAGGTTGATCTTCAGATTCCTCACTCGCGGTCTGATCTTCTTCAAGATGAGCGCTAAAAGAAGGTTGGTCTCCTTCTTCCTCAGAGCTGGAGACCTCTTTTTCTCCCTCTTCCTCAGAGCTGGAGACCTCTTTTTCTTTTTCTTTTTTAGAAGGTTGGCTTTCTTCAACGTAGCCAATAACCTTAAACTTATCTTGATAAATCCCTCTGGTTAAGCGTCTTCTCTCTCCATCGCCAACGACAATCTGATCATTGGGGCGAAGACGCCTAACTTGACCATTGTAAGAAACACGGCAGGGCTTTCTAACTTTCAACCGATATGGCATATTACCTCCTAAATGGATAGTCGAGTTCGGCTATAGCGCTGATCGACTTTTACAGCTTCGGTACTACTACTATCAAAGCTTCCTCCGGTTATTGCAACGTCGAAGTGGATCTCAGCTAGGAACAAAGTAGCACTTTCTCGGAGGTAAGCTTGAGATTTTCCAGAGACGTATGGAGGGCTAACGGACTTATGGAAGACCTTTTTCTCTGGAACCCGACCAATGACCATATCTTCAGGGTTAACATTAGATAGAGAATTACTGTCACTGGTCGTCAAAGTATCGGAGTCTCCACTCCTAATATCTGACTCTTTGACAGCATTGAACGGAAGGTTATTGTGACCCCAATCTTTTCCTTCTACTGGAGACTCAAATACAATGTCATTGCTGAACTTAACCCAGTCGCCGTTCCTCTTCTTATAGAAATCCCGGACAACAAGATATTCATCAAATTGGCTGTGAGGCATAACACGCACTACCTTGTCTCCCTCACTATAACCACTTGCTGAAGGCAGCTCTTGAACGACAGGAACTTCTCGGCGGGGGTTAATGAAGACAGGAACAATTAGCCGGTAGTTATCATCCCCGCTTTCTCCAAGAGATAAGTCGTTGAACTCACTAGGAAGAGGGATTAGTACCTTATTGTCTGCTCCACTAAATTCAAAGACGTGGTTGATCCAACCATCTAACTTGATATCCCCTTCACTAAGTTCAAAGGCTACATAGGAATAGGCAGGATTACCGGAGCTGACGGAATCCTTCTCTACAAGTTCGGGGTTAGAGATACGGCAGCCGTTAACAACGCCGCTAACCGGATAGAAAGATAGACCCCCTCTTTGAGCTGTTGGAAAGAGATGGTAAGAGAGGCGAAGCCCCTCAGCGGGTTTAGTTTGAAAGTGTACTCGTTGATCTTCTGGCATGAAACCTCCTTAGTATTTACCAGTTTTAGAATGTACCGTAGCTTAGGTCTTGGGATAGGATTAAGTTATTATCGATCTCGCCTTCATAAGCAACATCAATGAGAGAAATCCAGTGCGGATACTTAGCAAAAGGTAAGAAAGCATCACCCATTTGAATAGTCCTTCCCGGAGGGCTTGGAGAGCCGGTATCACCCATGCTCCTCATCCACAAACCAGAGGTTCCATCTGGAGATTCTCCCACGCAATGGTGAGTCATTCCTAAAGTTGCATTACGGTCACTCTGATGTCTAGGAGCAACTAAAGCAACCCGATGATTTGGCCAGTAGTTTGTTATCTCTGAGGACTCTGGGTCTCGATAAAGACCGTCTAAAACTCGGACTCGGAACCCAGCAATGGTCGCTAATTCACCCGTACCAGTGAAGGTTACTAGAGAGCTTGTAAACGGTCCACCAGCCGTATTGGTGCTGACCTTTTGCGAGTCAGCTACGACCATTCCAGGTACCCCCATGAACTGACTAATATATTCGTTCTCATGAAGGATCGTCTTTAAGTCACTGCTCATAATAATCTCTGTAAACCTAACTTTGTTGGTTCTGTAGAGATATTGAGCAATTAAACGAAGGCAACGAACAACGTCACAGCGCCGATCTGTCCAAGGAACTCCTGCATATCGACCCTCGTTGTCCATAAACAAGAAGGCTTCTCGGCGAGAAACCATTCCTGGTTTTAGATCATTTGCAGCATAGATACTAATCGCACCAGTAGGGTCACTACTGCTGGTAAGAGCTTTACTTCGGAGGGTAAACTCGCTAGTTAGGTCATCACCTGCATTTTTCTCTTGGTCATAATGATAGAAAGCAAAATAGTTATGATCAGGAATGTTAGTGTCAACATTGATCCGACGATTCGTCCTAGGATCGTAATGGTCAATTCCCCCAAGAAGGACGTCAGCACGGAACTTGTCTACCGTTCGCTGATGTCGGTTAGCCATCTGCTGAACCCTATCACTGACAATCTGTTCGGGTTCATAACGCTCGTTAGTTGTTCCTACTTTGCGAAGTTGGTTAATCTGGTCTTGAGAAATGAACTGGTCTTCCCGCACAACTAAGGGGGTTTCCCTAAAGCTGCGAGTCCGATCCGGCATCATGAAGTCGCCAGAAGGAACGCCGTAATCAACAACTGGCATGATACCTAATCCGGTAATGACCTGTTCAATGATGATGGTTCGTTCGGGGATATTTTCACTAGGAAACAGATCATCAAGTTCGCCCTCTTCGAGCTGTTCAAAGCTTTTTGCCAGCATTGTTAGCTGGAGTGATCCTAAGGCAGGTATATCCCCCGTATACTGCCATTCACTAATTTCTGGTTCGAGTTCTCTTGGCATAGCTTACCTCCCGATTAAACGTCGTCTTGCATTAGCTTTTTCTTTTTCTGTTCAGCAAGTTTTTTGTTCCTCTCAATGATGTGTTTGTATGGGTTTTCAGCTAACTGTTGTTGCTCACCCTCATCATTGGTTTCTTGCTGACGTTCGAGGTTTTCTTCCTGAGTTTCCGTCGTTGTACCGTGTTGTTGTGTTAACTGCTGGGTGTTGTCTTGGGCAACCTCACCAAGCATTTCAAATACCTCGTTGTACTGATCTTCAGAGAGCTTTTCCTCTTCGATCAGGCTCTTGTATTTGTCTTTAGCGGATTGGCTTACATTTAAGCTCTCAATGCTAGATAGCCGCTCTTGTTTAACACGGTTGCGACGATCTTCTTCAAGCTCCTTAATCTGTTGATCTTTCTGGTCAATTTTCTGTTCGAGTTCCTCTAGTCGTTTAGTTAGACTGAGAATCTCTTGGAGCTGTCCTTCCGAGAGCTTTTCACTAGCCGGTTGTTGCTCACTAGCTGGTTGTTGCTGTTGTTTTTCAGATTGTTGGTCTTCACTCATAGACTCTTCTCCGTTTGAGTTGTCCTGATTTAAATAGAATGTGACCTCTCCTGGTGTTGATTCAGATAAAGCCCTATTAGGTGGCATACGAGTGAGGTGAGGACGATTTGTTAATGCTGATCCTCTTAGAACGGTGCCAACCTTTTCACCTGTTTCTTTGGAAATAGCATTCTTGGCATATTCAGCACTGGCATAGCGATACATATTGTTTTTAACTGCTGAATATACAGAGTCCACGGTTGGTCTATATTTACCCAACAAGGTGTCACCCTCTTGGTAAAGTTCTTCTAAGAATCCAACCGCTGGTTGTCCCCCTAAACTGTCAGCATCAGGGTTCTCGTGCCCTAAGAATAAAGGAGGTTCATATCCGGTCACATTGTTATTGAAGTTATTGATCATCTGATCAAAGTCTTCTTGCGTGAAAGAGACTTTCTCATACTCAGGATGTGACCATTCCCCTAACACAGCGATGGGGATAAGTAGGAGACCGGAGGAATCTTTTTCGCCCTCTTCTGAGAGGATTTGGAATAGATCTGTCGTTAGAACAGTCGATTCATCTACTTTCGGATCTGTCTCAGTAAGATTAAAAGATCCGTGTGCCTCCGTCCCCTTTGTATTTCCTGAGGAGTAGTCGTCTCTTTCCTTCTTGGTTGACTCTTTCTTTTCTTTTCCGCCATTAGAGCGTAGTTTAGAAACTAGATAACGATAGCCGCCATTTCCACCAAGCCACTCTGAATCAGCTAACCTTTCAATGCTTTCTTGTAGTTCCTGTTGTGGAACCGGTTTACCGTTAGCCAACTGGAAAGAAACTAAGAGGTCTGTTAAGTTAAGTTGACCTACCTCTTCTTCTGAAGCCTGAGAGTGTACCTCTTGGATTGACTGGCGAAGTTGTGTTGGAATAGTAATTCCCTCCGAAGATTTGACGAACGGTTCGTCAAATTCAGAAAGGTGTTTCCCTTGTTCAGAACTCAGCTTGTAGAGAAGGGAATAATCCTTGACATCCTCACCATCGTCTTGGAATTCCGAGGAGACAACATCAGGATCAGAAGAAAGAACAGTTTGCTCATCTGCTGTCTCAAAATCTAAAAGCCCAGGCGTCGAGAACCGACTCTGAGCGGCTTGAGAAAGCAGATACCCTTGCATGGCAGGCTTGTCAACGATTGATCCATCGTCCTTTTTTTCCCAAAGAACGCCATGAAACTGATCACTGTAAGCCTGCCCCTTTCCTTGAGTTTCTCCAGAAGTAAATGCCCCGTATAAACTGCCGTAGCAGTTGTAATACATCTCTTTGTAAGCGTTGGCAAGCTGTTGAGTCCGCTCTACGGGGTCAGTTGCTTCCACTAAAGTCTCAGCTAATTTAGACAGAGAACTGTTAGCAAAGGAATAGGGTTTAACTTCTGACTTTCCTTTGTCTTGAAAAGGTTCCTGATCTTGGTATACTGTCTCATGCAGACGAGAATAGATATTATCAGCCTCTCCCTCGTCTTCAACAAGCTCCTTAATAAAGCCGTAGAGACGAGGGTCGGAAGCAATTCGATTGTTTTTGCTTTCGCTCATAGTCCAGTCGCTATTTATCACTTACTTATAGGGCGGACTCACCCCAACTAGTTTCTAACTTAAACAGATGTTGTCGCTATTAAGAGTCAATCTCTGAACCCATATGTCAAAATATTCTTATCTATTAGCCCTTAACGAGAAATTAAAGTCCTTAAAGCTGTCGGTCAAAGAAATCTATGAAGATGAGTTGGTATTAACAGTTAATGATCGGAGGTTCCCAGTTGCTATTCCAAAGGATCAATCTCAGATCAATCGATTAGCCTACGCCAAAGATCGTGTAGCCGTATCATGTAATCTTCTAAACCAAGCAGCCAATATATCTGAAGATGAAGCGATTGGCTGGCTTTTACTGGAAGATTTGATCTCTGACAAAATCTTGAGTTCTTGGAGGGAAGAAGGCAAGATTCTCTGTAATATATCAGGGAAACTTGTTGAGTTTCAGGATTTTACTTACCACCCTTACGACTTACTCAATGTCGCCTGGATGATAAGAAAGGGATACACTTTTGAGGAGTCACCTGGAGAAGGACTACTTGTTGAGTCTCCTTACGGGATTCAAGAGTGGACAACGCCGTTCTCTTGTACCTGCGATAGACAGGAAAAGCCCTGTGAACATAAAGACCTTCTCCACACTTTTATTAAGAATCGAGAATGCTTCAGCCCTCTAGTTGACTGATTCTTTCTTCAAGCTCTCTTACCTTGTCTGCCGGATGATAATTCAAGCCATCAAGAGACCACTGGATGATCCCTCTACCGGTAGTAAAGTTAGTTACGGTATCTATCGCGTTAGGGATATTGTGGACAGCTTCATCAAACGAGTTTCCTGTTCCGACGTCCCACATAGTACATCCTGCTAACTCAACATAGGGTGGTTGAAGGATGAAGACTTTAGCTCCCTCATTTTGACCCACCGGCAATCCATCTCTTAAATGGCAATTAGCAACGCCATTTGACTCGCCTTCGATATCAGTTAATACTGTGACAAAGTCCTCGTTGTCTGTTTGAAGAAGAACAGGTGGTTTAGGAATAATATTAGGATCAATGTCTATAGAGTCCGACTGTTGAAACGTAAGGCTAACAGACTGATCAGACTCACTAGCTGGACTGTCGAATAGTCCAATGTGTCGAACTCTAGAGTCACCAACTGCTTCAACTGCTGCGTCCCCGGACATGAAGGTGCATCTGTCTACCTTTGCCATTCCCGCATTCACTGTGGAAACACCGCGCCCATTAAATTCAAATTGAGAGTCTTTGACATGAACGTAGTTGAGACGCTCAGAAAGGATTCCTATGCCGCCGTAAGTCTGAATCCGACAGTTACTAACTTCACAGGTGATGACGGGAGTATCTAACGGAGTGATAAACTCTCCAGGTGCTCTTGTTGAAACCCTTATAGCGTGAGTTGTCCAACCAACTGCTGCTGGTCGGAAAACGCAATTACGGACGTGGGTTCTGTCCCAGTGATAGGTAGGCTTTTGAAAGTCTTCTTGGACATCTCCAGATGAACCAATGAAATGAAATTCTAGAATAGCTCCTACATTGTCCTTATCCACATAGTCAGTGTTTGTATCCCCTTCAAATATGATGCCTTCTATAGAACATCCATGCTTGGCTATTACAGCAGGCTGATCCTCAACGTTAGACTGAATGATTACCTGATTTGATTCGTCCCCTATGGGACGAGGATTGGCAATAGCTTCAGGCATAGACCTTAAAGTCACAAACTCATCTAGTTCGACCGGAGTATCAACCTCATACAGTCCTGGATAAAGGACAATTGTGGCGTGGATAGACCCTCTCGCTTTGTCAGCAGCAAGATGTAGAGACTTTATAGGGTTATATTTAGAACGACCTGTATTGTCATCAGATCCATTCGGACTAACCCAGATATAGTTCTCTAGGTCTATTCCAAGACTTTGAACCCTCTGAGAGATAATCCAACGACCGGAGGACTGTGAGGGAATTCCATCGGGCTTTATAACATGACGGTTATCTCCCTCTTCAGTTGATTCCGAGTTCCAATAGTAAAGCGGGATTATACCATCAGATAGCTCGTCTGCTAGTTCCCCAACATAAGTAGCCTTATAGTAAGCGTGATCATTAGACTGCTTAAGGCTGAGAAGCGTCTCTCTATAAGCAACCAGAGAAAATACATCATTCGTTATCCTCGCGATCGCGCTCGGATCAGCTCCAATCTGAGACAACCCGTTACGGACAATTTCAGGTTGACTAATAGGGGATACACCATCCTCCATACCAATAAATAGACGATCAATTGGAATGTCAATGGATAGAACCCGCCTGTCTGAGTCCCAATGTAAACCGGTATGATCCTCTCCGGGAATTCCATCAAGGGGATCAGACTCCGATAGGACTTCATCCATATTGTCGTTGAACTTTTGGAAGATTTGACGAACTGTATCTGCCGTCTCATCACCAGGAAATTGTCCGATGTTTGCTTTTTTCAGGTTGTCAGCCATAGTTTTACAGGAACTCGTTTTGATAGGTGTCCAATGTATTTTCTAGGTTAGAGAAGACATTATTCTTGGTATAACGGGGAGCATTCCAGCTAAAGTTGTTTTTCTCTCTGATTCCAGTTGATCCAGACATAACGTCGCCTAAGTTCAAACCAATTAACCCATCTCTAAACCAGTTTCGACCATGTGGATAGCGGGGATAAACACTGGGATCAATGAGAGGACGAAGGTTGATCGAGCTGGTTTTATCTTGGATTTGAGGAGTATCGGCTCCGTTATTTTGCCAAGTATTAATGGAAGAGGAAATATCATTTAGTTGGACAACTAGACTTCCTAGGTTATTTTCGTTGCCGAAGCAAACCAACAAGTGTGGTGTACCACCGTCGTCTGTATAGTCCATAACAGAGCGAACTTGCTCTTGTGGATATTTATGAGAGGTGAATATTGGTGAAGGAGTTCCCTCGACACTAGCAACACTAACCGTTGAGGGGTCATAAGAGAGAGGAATAGGAGGATTTTCACCCTGGTCGGAGAGACCTAGCGCAACCATTACGTACTCCCAAGCATCGTCGCTTGTGTTGTGCAAGTAAAGGAAGATAGTAGGAGTATCATTCTCACCGTCCTGCTGGTGGACAGAGATAAATCCGTAGTCATAATCGTGACTATCTTCACTTAGAACAAATAGCTTGTCAATAAATCCACGCTGCCCACCGTCACCGTTTATATCATTACCATTACCGGGTGTATAGATAGTGGTTCCACCGCTATTTTGTATCTGCACTTCTTCCCACTCTCCAACGGAGTGGTTGTAAGACAGAAGCTTATTGGTGTTAATACCATTAGTCGAACCAAAAACTTCGTCGCGGAATGCTACGATGAGCGTCTCATTGTTATCGATAGAAATCATGTCAACCGCTCTCATTTGGTTGTCACTTTCTTCGACAGACCCATCATCAGCAACATCCGCTACCAATGTCGTAAAGCCATTGTTGTCAGCAAGAGTACCTCCGTCAGAGGAATAGGGATGGGGGGATCCAATATAGTTCCAAACAGGTCTGTCTGTCCCACTTCCATAAAGATAGCTCATCTCTTGAGGGATATGTTTTACGCTAACTTTGGTATTAAAGCTATCCTTGCTATTAGAAATGAGAACGGCAAGGTGAAACTCACCACTAGCAATAAATGGTGCGATCTTTTCAAAGTTTTCGTTCGATCCGACATCAATTTGGTGATAATTCCTCCCACCTCCTAGAGTGCTGTTGTTATTATATTCTTCTTTTCTTACATAAGCACCAGTGTCACCATCGGTAAGTCTTCTCCACCCTCCTTCTTCGTCTCCTTCTCCTGGAATCCACTCCCAGTTTCCATTGGAACTAGCATTAGGACTTCCGTAGACTGTCCAGACCAGTCTAGTGCTAGAATTGAGTGTATCTCCTCCTATCTCCTGTATAACAGGATCTTCACCGGCAGGAAATAGATCCCTTATATCAACTGGAGTTCCCATAAAGTCAACCTTTCCGTCGGCAAGCTCATCCTCGATAACACTGGGATCTTTACTGAGGCTGTAGGTGTCGTCCCAGAAGAAGACACCTGCTTGCTCTTCCTCTGAAAGATTTTCAGAGGATGGTAACGTCAACAGTGAGAAGATCTCTCCATCGCGGTTATCTGTTTCATCAGATATTTCTTCAACTATATCTATGTCTTCTCCAAACAACTTCCAATCTTTACCAAAGTCACCGCTGTTGGTATCAAAGACGTAAACTTTAGGAGAAGATTGAACCCCATCTTTTTGTAAGAGGAACAGCGCTCCTTGATCACTGATCTCTAATATCTGAGAGAAGTAGTTTCTCGCGCGATTAGGAATGTCGATGTCTCCTTTACCATCTTCCGCAATGGTTATCCAACGCTCATTATTATTCTTAGCCATAACACTGCTTCCGTTGGATAGGTAATCAGCGATAACTGGAAGGACAGACCCATTGCCTCCAAACAAATTGCTACTAAAGCCGGTTGTTTCAAGAATCTTTTCTGTTCCTCCTGTACGGAGGTTTAAAATCTCCGACTCCCATTCTTCACTAGTAGAACTTAGAGAGCCAGACGTGATAGAAAAGATGCTATCCCTGTTGTTCCCATTAATGTCAATCCGGTTCAGAAAGATACGATCATCTATCTTAGATAAACCTGAGAAATACTCACCGCTCTCATTTGTACCCAAGTAGCGACGACTAATTAGCGGAACACCGCCATTAATTTGAGATTGAACACCAGAAGTCGTAAAGGAGTTAATGTAGTTAAGTCGTTGTTGTAGCAACGATTGATCAGGATTGTTTTCAAAGACGGGAACATCTCCGTCTCTTATCAGATAGTCATTGTTTATCGAGGATTCAGCAACAGTTGAGGGATCATTAAATATCGTTCCCCCATTTCCTCCTAGATTTTGAGAAAGCACCTTAGAGGCGGCCGATGTCTTCTGACCAAATCCAGGATCAAATACTGCTAACTTGGCAGTGATTCTATCCCTCTGTTCCTGACCGATATTTAGATTTTGATGAAGGAACCCTAGTTTAGAATGTAACCTGACAATTAGTTCATTAGGGAGTACATTCTGTTCACTATCTCGACCAAAGACTCGGGGGCTGATATTTAACGTTGGGATACTTATCTGAATATCAGGTCCTTCTTCGGCTAAGAAAGTAAAGATTTTAGCCGTACTAGGAAGATCAGAAGGCAAACCTGGAAATTCGTTGGGGTTCATTGCTATCTGTACCATCCGATAAGGGTTAGGGAAGAATCTCAAAGAAGAAATATTCTCTATGCTCTCTGATCCATCAATGCCTGTCCCATAAAACAGCAAGTTATCTGCGTCACTTCCCCCTTCATATATAGGGATAAGGAGACCCATACCATCAAAGATGTCGGTCTGAGCCTCTGTAATAATTTCGGCAAACTCATCGAATGTTTGTTGATCTCCTAGGAATGGCTCGATCTTCTTACTACCATCATCTGCTTCTCCTATTTCATAAGTTGACTCTCTTGCTTCGTTTAAATTAAGTCTAT